ATTTTTTTTGCAAATTCATTATCCCCGGTCATTACCGAATCTACGATAGCCTGCGCATCGCCATCGTCGTCCATAAACATGTTACCGTCGCCGCTCACAAGCCAGTCATAAGAAACCTTATAAGTAGTACAGATCAATTTTAGAAAATCGTCATCTGGAACTGTTCTTCCAAGTTCTATATTTTCAATTTTACCACGGCTTTTTAAACCGAGTTTTTTTGCAAAGTCTTCTCTTGAAAGTCCTAAGTATTTTCGCAGCTCTTTCAACCGCTCGCCCATTTACCCACCTCCTTTCTTTATTTTATGGTAACAGTATAACATTTTTAAAATACGTTGTCAACGTAAAAATATTTAAAAACACGTTGACAATGCGTTATAGATGTGATATTATACGTTCATAACGTAAGAGATGTGGAGGTGAACAAATGTCAGAAGAAAAGAGACAGCTTATCAGAGATGTAACAACACGAATCAATAAGCTTCCGGTAGATAAGCAACACTACATTTTGGGATACATGAATGGCGTTGCTGATACTGTTGAGAGTGATACTCAGAAAGAAGAAGCAACAATTAGAGATAGTAATTAGAGAGGAGACGATATTACGGAACAGTTAATACCTATTAATTACAGTAGTGAACAACCTACTGTATCAGCCAGAGAGCTGTATGCAGGGCTTGAAATTACAGACAGATTTTCGAGATGGTTTGAAAGAATGTCTACATATGGTTTCGCTGAGGGAAGCGATTTTACAAGCGTGAAAAGTTCCACACTTGTAAATAACGGAGCAGAAAGAGAAATTTCTGATTATCAAGTTTCTATAGACATGGCAAAACAGATTTGCATGATTCAGCGGTCAGAAAAAGGCAGACAATACCGACAGTATTTCATAGACCTCGAAAAAGCATGGAACACACCAGAACAGGTTTTTGCCAGAGCATTGAAGATGGCAGACCAGACCATTGCGAAGTTGAAAGATTCGGTCAAGTTACTGTCAACGGAAATCAGTGTCAAAAACCAGATAATCGGCGAACTGAAACCGAAAGCCGACTACTATGATGAAATCTTAAAGAATCCGGGACTTGTGACCATTACCCAGATTGCTAAGGATTATGGAATGTCTGGGAAGAAGATGAACGATATTCTGCATGACATCGGAATCCAGTACAAGCAGAGCGGACAGTGGTTACTGTACAGCAAATATCACTGTATGGGCTATACACATTCCGAGACCGTTGATATCGTGAGATCGGACGGTAGACCGGATGTGAAGATGAATACTAAGTGGTCACAGAAAGGAAGAATATTTCTTTACGACAAGCTGAAAGAGAGTGGGATTCTTCCGGTGATTGAGCAGGAGATGACAAAATGATAAAAACTGATGAACTTCGAGGAATATTTGCGAAGAATAGAAAATCTCAGACGGACGTTGCCAAAATGCTTGGAATTACGCCAAAAACATTTTATGGAAAGATGCAGAAAGGAATTTTCAACAGTAATGAGATTCAGACAATGATTGATGAATTTCATATCGAAGACCCGATTGATGTTTTCTTTTCTAAAGCAAATTAAGTAGGAGGTGAGAATGTGACAGCATCCAAAATTGAAATTCGTCAAGCAAACGGCGAAAAAGGAATCTTCACAGAAATTTTTGTGGATGGTCGAAAACTCGATGGAGTAAGAAGTTTTGAATTAAAACAGAAGCCCGGAGATTCGATACCAACACTTTCGATAGACTTAAATGCTTTGGATTTATCAATTGATTTGGGAGTACTAAAGATAAATCAAACAGGTGTCGGAGAAATTGAAAGCATTAAATTCAAAGGGAGCGAAATGCCTGTTGAATTTTGTGAGACAGAATAGGCTCCCATATTTCAGAGAGCCATCGGGTTACTTGTCGAGGTTTCTCAGGATTGAACAATCGCTGGCACGATTGCAACATCCTGTAAGGCCTGCGTATCTGCATCTTAATCTGCCTTTAATTGTTTGATAATTTTTATCTTCGAGTGAAGAAGCAGATAGTTGGGTAAATTCAACCTGATAGTTTTTATTCTGTTTGGTACAGAATCCAGAATACATCATTAATCTATACCTCCTTTCATAAGGAGAGTATACCACATAAAAAATCGGAGGGACATAAAAACGGCAAAAGCATTAATCCTGTCAGCTCTGATCGGCGGTATGTCACCGTACCTGCCGTTCTGGAGATTTGACAGCGTATCACAGCCGGTTGCAGTAGCAATCGCAATGTTTATATTATCATTCGTGGTTATTTACCCGGATGAAATTAAAAAAAACGGAGGAAAAGAAAGATGATTGAAAAGGAGGAACGAACATGGAGAATATGGAATTAAGAAATAAAATCATTAAATTGCGCTTAAAAAATTACGAAGTAGCACGAGAATTAGGAATAACAGCTACTACATTCAGTAGATGGTTGCAGGTACCTTTGACTCCGGCGAAAAAAGAACTGATTGAAAACGCAATGCAAAAATTGTACCAACAGAATCAGGAGGTCAGCATTGAGTAAATTAATTAGGCCAGATATTTAATGAATTATTCGGAGGGATTTTCGATGAAGATAAATGATTTTGATAAGACCGTAGATGAACTGTACCAGTTGTGCAGGAGAGTCCAGAAAGAAACCGGCAGAACGGTAGCATTTCATTTTGCAAACTACAAGATCGGATGCAGCTTGCACATCAACATATATAAGAAAGAATCATTAAGAGAGTTTGATATGTACAGCATTGTAGAGGGCGGTTGTCAGCAGGGAGAAAATGTGAAGAAAGTAACTGACCATTTGAACAAAATTTTGATGGACAACAAATGCCCGTATTGTGAGGGGAATTGCGATGGAGAAAGAAAATAAGATGGATTTCAGAGCAGAGACCGTAGCCGAGGAATACGCCGAATTAGTTGGCAGACTAAAGGCGTTCAAAGCATACCTCAACTCTGGCGAGAGCATAATCATCGACAAGAAATTATGTATCGCAATGTTAGGTCTCGACTCAGAATAAAAGTTGGCTCCACAGGTACCGACATACCACATGGAGCCGCGTATCTAACTTAATTTGGCTAAGTTAAATACAGGACAAGTATAACACACCTTCCTGTATTTATCAAATAAATAATTAGGAGGGCATTTTTTATGTCAAAAACACACACATCCAACGAACAGAAACCACTTGCAAGCGAGATTATTTGTGATCTGGAAGCGGAAAACGCAAAACTCGAAGCAAGAAACAAGAAACTCAGTAACATTGTTTTGAAGCAGGCAGCAGTTCTTGTGGAGACATTATTGCTGTTGAATGAAGAAGGTGATTTAGGAAATGAAGATGCGAGATGAGAACCAAGTGCTTTTATCAGGTGACATTCCGGCGGGGTTCGTATTCTCACATGAAGAATACGGTGGAACCAAGATGTACGAGGGAAGAATGACAATATTCAGAAAGAATGCATCCTATGACATTCTTCCAATTATTGTACCAGAATACATGATTTCAAGAGAAACAGAGTTGATTGCTAGTGTATATGGTGAAATGCGAAGCCGTACAGTCCGGGAAGATGGCAAGAAAAGCCTTGTGGCGTATGTAAGAGCAATGGACATTCAGTATCTTGAAAGACTGGAAGAACACGATGCGAACGAAGTCTATTTGACTGGATATCTGATTAAAAAACCAACAATAAAGATGATTGGCACAAACAATGACAGGAAGTTGGCAAGAATACTTCTGGCAGTAAACAGAAAGAAGAAAGCCGGATATACCAGATCAGACGCAATCAGTTGTTTATGCTGGGAGGAAAACGCAGATGCCGTAGAAAATCTGAAAAAGGGAGCAAAAATCAAACTCTGCGGAAGATTTCAAAGCCGGGAACTGTGGTCGGACCAGAGTCAATCATGGTTAACCGCGTTGGAGGTATCAGTAAAAAGATTGGAGATTTTGTAATATGAAGAAAATCGAAGTAAGAGAAATTAGATTGACCGATTTTAAAGGCCAGTCAGAAAAGAAAATAGGGTTCGGACACAGAGCAATTGTTTCTGGGAAGAACGGATGCGGGAAAACCACACTGGCAGATGCCTTTATGTGGGTGTTCTGTGACAAGGACTACAGTTTAAAGAGCAACCCGGATATCAGACCCGATGATGGTAGAGAATGTCTGCCAAGAGTTGATGTTGACCTTGTAATTGATGGGAAACCTGTAAGCGTAGCAAAGTTCCAGAAGCGCACAGAAAGCAAGCCAAAGGACGGAAAGCCGGGCAAGGTTGCATTATCAAACAAGTACGAAATCAACGGCGTTCCGAAAGCCGAAAGAGACTTTAAAGCCGATTTAAAAGAGAGAGGATTTGATTTTGATAATTTCCTTATGTTATCCCACATGGAAATCTTCACAGATCTGAAAGATGCAGATGCCAGAAAAATTCTGTTTTCCATGTCAGACGGTGCCGGGAAATCAGATTTAGAGATTGCCAAGACGGTTCCAGACTGTGCCGAGTTGGTACCGCTTCTGGAAACTTATAAGGCAGACGAAATCAAAGCCATGAACAGCGCAACGCTGAAAAAGGCAGAAGAACAGTTGAAAGCCATTCCAAACCAGATTATCGGCATGGAGCAGTCAAAGGTTGACACTGATGTTGCCGAATTGGAATTGCAGAAGAACGCTTTGCAGGAACAGCTTTCTGACCTTGAAAAACAGATTGCGCAGGCAGGCAACGAGAAAGCCGGAGAGATTAAAGCAGAACTGGCAGGGTTAAGAACCAAACTGTTAGAGATAGACTCAAAGGCTAAAGCGAACTTGTTAGAGCAGAAATCATCGGTTTGCAATAAAGTTAGCACTCTTGAATTAGACAGGAATATCAAAACATCAGAGTTGAATAGAAAGACTTCTGCATTAGAGAGCCTGAGAGCACAGAAAAAAGATCTTCTTGAAAAATTACAGAACGCCAGAACACGGTATCCCAAAATCAAAGACACAGAATGGGACAACACAGTTCTGGAAAGCATTAAATCCGAGACATTTAAGGACGCAGATACCATTTGCCCGACTTGCGGTCAGAATCTTCCGCCAGAGCAGATTGAGCAGTTAAAGAGCAGATTTGAACAGAAAAAGCAGGAAAGAATCAATCAGCAGTTAAAGGCTAAGGAAGAATGGGAACAGGACAAGAAACGCAAAATTGATGAAGTTATTCAGGTTGGAAACAAAGCGTCTGTCGATATGAAAGAAGCGCATAAGCAAGAAGAAACCCTCACATCTGAGATTTCCAAACTGACAGATGAATTAGAACAGATCAAAACTTCTCTGGACGCAGAAAACAAGAATCTGGAAGCCATACCGAAAGAACCAGACTTCTCAGGAAATGCCGAATATCAGCAGATTCTTGCATCAATCAAAGAGAAACAGCAGGAGCTTAATTCTCTGGACGATGGCGAAGAAACGAAGAAACAGCTTTCAGAGCAGTTATCTGGCAAGAAGCAGGAACTGGCAGTAGTCAACCAGAAAATCGGAGAAGCCAACAACAATGTCAGAATTGACGAACAGATCGAGAAGCTTCAGGAAAGTCAGAAACAGTACGGACAGAGCAAGGCTGATGCACAGATGATTCTGGACGAGCTGAAATCACTGAGTATGGCGAAGAATACAGCCCTTGAAGATTCGGTAAACCAGTATTTTGACGGGGTTAAAGTGAAACTATTCGATACGCAGAAGAATGGCGAAGTAGTAGACGCTTGCATCTGGTACGTGCAGGACAAGGACGGCAACTGGAAGAAACTGGTCGGGAATGCCAATACAGCCCTGATGATGAAAGGAAAAATTGCCATCATGGACGGCTTGCAGAAGTTTTATGGCGTGAGCTATCCGATTTTCGTTGACTGTGCAGCAGAACTGGATAACAGCAGTCTGTCAGGCATTAAGGCAGATGCGCAGTTGATATTCTTGAAAGTTTCTGAGGGGGATATGACGGTAACGGAAATTTGAGAAAAGTGGAACAGCTAGGAACTTGTTTGGCGACAGCCTAGCTGCTCCACACAAAATATAGAGCAAACTATATTTGCTAATAGCATAACAGATAATTTTAGCTTAATCAAGCTACAGGTGATTTTGCACCTGCAAAGTGAGGAACGTGTTCACTCACTAGAATCCATGCAAATTTAATATTTGAGGTTTGACAGACCTATAAATTTACATGGGTACAAAACAGAAAATACGCTCTGATTCCAGAGTTCAGTGCGCTTGGAATCCTACAAAATAGCACAGGTAAGAAACGATACAATCACGCAAATAGCGTGTTGGCAAATATATAAAAATATAGAAAAGGAGAATAAAAATGGCAGAAACTTATGACATTTCAAAAGCAGCAAAAGCACAGGAAAAATATTGTACGGAAAAAGGTTATCCGCATTTTGCACCACGTAATGGAAAATGCTTCAGTTGCGGGCAGAATATCTATTCCGAAAAAGGACGAACAAGAAGCGGAAAAGAATGGCAAGGAATTTCTATTGAGAGAGCATCAAAGGAATTAATTACAGGATGTCCATTTTGCAATAGAACTTATTGCGATTAATAGAAAAGGAGAATTGTTATGGCAAATAAAACACAGTTAGCAACAGCAGGAGAACAGCAGGCAGCAATCGTAATCAACAACTCATTCATTGATGGATTGGTTAAGCAGCTTGAAGAAAAATGCAAATACGGTCTTTCATTCCCAAAAGACTACAACCTCAGTAATGCACTCATGGGGGCATATCTGACTCTGAAAGAAACAAAAGACAGAAATAATAAGCCAGTTCTGGAATCTTGCACAGCTACAAGCATTGCAAACAGCCTTATGAACATGGCAACACTCGGACTTTCGGTGCAGAAAAAACAGGGTTATTTCATTGCCTATTCCGGTCAGTGCCAGTTTCAGAGGTCTTACTTCGGGAACATTACAATCGCCAGAAGATATGGTATGAAAGATATCCATGCCGAGATCATCTACGATGGTGATAAGTTCAAATATCATATCGAAGATGGAAACAAAGTTCTGGATTCTCATGAACAGGATTTTATGAACATTGACAACGATAAGATTCTTGGGGCATATGCAGTGGTTCTGATGGAAGATGGAACAAAACATCTGGAAGTAATGAACATAAAGCAGATCAAACAGTCTTGGTCACAGGGCTATGGTTACAAGGAAAACGGCAATGGAACACACCAGAAGTTTACTGACCAGATGGCAAAGAAAACTGTTATCAATCGTGCATTAAAACAGATTATCAATAGTCATGGTGATGTTTTCGTTCAGGAAGTCGAGGAAGCTACAGAAGAAATTCCAAAGCAGGACATTATTGAACATGAAGTTGCTTATGAAATCGAGCAGAACGCCAATGCAGAAGAATTTATCCCAGACGAGCCAGCGGCAATCGAAGAACAGCCCAAACAGCCAACAGTCGCAGAAGTCGTAAAAACTGCCGAGAAAGAAACAGTTCCGGCAGCAGACAAACAGGAAACAGAGATTCCAGATTTTATGAAGCCAGAAGAGATGTGATCGCATATGATGCACTTCGACTGTATCAATTTTGATCGGTGCGACTCAGGAAAATTTGGGAAATATATGGCTTGTATCTGGCGGTGTGAAAACTGCCCGTACTATGAGCCAATAAAAGATTATTTTACGAAACGAGGTGAGAACTATGAGGATTATATCGCAGGATGGAAAAATCAATCTTCCGTATGACCTGACAGCTATTATTGTGTCTGAAAATCATATTCAGGCGGTGTTTTCGGGCGATACGCGGAAAATCCCGTATTTGATGGCAAGCTATTCATCAAAGAAGAGTTGCGTAGATGTAATGTCAATGCTGAATGATGCAAGCCTTGGAATACATGCTAAAAGCCTTGTGGGAGATGTTACTAAAATTGGAATGAATGAAGTTATATTTAGATTTCCAGAGGATGATGAAGTATGAAGATATTAAAATCGGAAATAGATTGGGATAAAACAATAAATATTCAAATGACTTTGAAAGAATTTAAACTGCTTCAGGATTGCCTGTTTTCAGTTTCTTATGCAGAATTAGAAAAACTTCAAGAAAAAATCCCATATTCTTATGATGATATGCAGGAAACAATTAAACAGTCAGAAACAATATCAGAACAGTTATTTTGTAAATAAGGAAAGTGAGGTGATTCAAAATGTTCATGCGAGTAATAAACACAGGTAGTCAGCCAGGGAACTGCTACGCACTTAAATCCGAATCTAGCGAAATCTTACTTCTGGATTGCGGATGTAGATATTCAGAGATTCTAAAAGGAATTTCCTACAGGATATCAGAAGTTTCGGGATGCTTACTAAGTCATGAACATGGTTAATTAAGGCGACCATAAGAAGTCGTGCAAAGAAATATTGAACGCCGGCATCCAGATTTACACCAATGACGAGACAGTTAAGAGTGTAAACACAATCTCTGGCGAGCTGATGATCGGCTTACCAGAAAAGAAATCGAAGGACATAGGTTCGTTCCGGGTAACGCCTTTCTACGTCCCGCACGACAAGACGCCAAACTTTGCATACCTGATATTTCACGAAGAATGTGGACGACTGATATATGCGACAGACTTCTCATATTTGCCGTTCACATTCAAGAACATGAGAATAAATCACTTCCTTATAGAATGTAATCATCTTGACGAATCGCCGGAGCAGGATTCATTTAAGTTTGAACACTCCATCCGGGGGCATAGCAGCTTATCTACTGTAAAAGAGATTATCCGAGTGAACAAGACCGCTTCGCTCAGAACCATAACGCTGTGCCACCTGTCAGAGGGATGGGGAGACCCGGAAGTGATGCAGAAAGAGATACAGGACGTTGCCGGAAATGATGTTCTGGTGCAGATCGCAAGACCGGGACTGGATGTTGATTTGAATTTATGTCCGTTTTGAAAGGAGAAAAAATGGAAATTGATAAATCAAAATTAAAGTTGGGAATTTGGTATGAGGATGAAAACGGAAATTTAATTAAGTCAGAAGATGATTTGGCATGTGAAGCACCAGAAGGAGCGAGAACGTACCATTCCTGCTTTCCGTTACAAATAACAGAACACGTTTATGTAGTGCATGGCAAAGCTGAGAAAGAAGCGTGCAAGCACAAACGGAAATATTGGAAAAAGGATACAGGTCTGATAAAGGGATTGAAAGGCCATATATGCACTAATTGTGGGTCTAGCCAAACAAGAAAGTGGTGGCAGCCATGGGGAAGAAAATGGGATTATGGAACGGATACTACACCACTTATTGACTTTCATACAAGTTTGGAGGTGGAAATCAAGATGTCATAATGGCAATGGTAAACAGCGGAGATTATACATTACAGGAAGCACTTGTTGTTTTTTCTACGGCCTGCGAAAGATGTATGAATGTGCTTGCATACAAGTATTTGAACGGAGCAGATGGGTACGAAGAATATTCAGATGAGTGGAAAAAATGCAATACTGAATGCGATTTTTGCAAGAATAGTTAAATTGAGATTCACGAACCATACAGGGAGGAAACAAAATGAAACAGTGGACAGAAGAAGAACTTATTAACGACGGAAACAGATTAAGAAATGCTGAAATTACAAATGTATCATTGAATTTTAAAGATCACGGAGTACTCACCCTTGACCTCACTCTTTCTGGCGGCGGATGGGGAGTTGTATTCGGAGGATATGTTTTAGGACATGGTTACCTTGGCTCGGAAAACTTTAAAGGTTCAAAGGCAGGGCTTGAAGCGATTATGAGAATCATGGACGTTGTTGGCGTAGATGACCTGATAGAAATGAAAGGAAAGCATGTTAGAGTTGCTACGAAAGGACTTGGACATTCAGTGAAAATTATTGGAAATTTCATTAAAGATGAATGGTTTGATTACGAAAGTTTCTTCGAGGATGAGAAACCACCATTTGTGGAGGATTAAGCATGGTATCAGCAAATTTAAAAGACTGGAAAGAAGTCACCAAAGGCATTTACAGATATGTGATCTCTGCAAATGTGGCATACGAAATCCACATTAAATATTGGGATATGGACACAGACATTTTAAGTGCGAATGCAAGTCTATACATTGTTGGCGATTGGCGCTCAAATGATGGTAAAAATACCAGAGAAAGAGAATGCTTACTTGAGTCAGGACCGGTTATGGCTTGCCTTGGGAAAGCTATAGAGGATGATAGAGAGAATAACAGGTAATTAAAAAAAGCACCGACTATTTATCGGCACTTTTTACAAAATCTTGGAGAACAGTAATGACCAGATTATTAAAACTCCTGTTCTCCTGCTTGGCAATCTGCTCAAGCTGTTCTTTAAGCTGTATCGGGAACGTGATGTTAGTTCTGGTCTTATCAGACTTGACGGTCATGTGAAATCCCTCCCTTGTTTTTAGAACATTGTAGCATTTTTGCCTGTCGGTGTCAATCAGATACCAAAGTGGTATCATTTTTATCTTGCAATACAGGTATCGAAGTGGTATCATAATGGTATCAAAGGCACACTGAAAATGAATCGAGGTGATAAGTCTTTGAATAGTAACTATAAAAATTTTGTAAAAGCTAAGGCGATTGAAGCCGAGAACCGAAAGAGATGGCTCAAGCTCAATCCAAATTTGAATGATAATTCGGGAGTCTATATTTTACGCAGAGTTGATGAAGACGGATTCAAGTTTGGGTATGCAGGGCAGGCAAAACATATACTCACCAGATTGTGCCAGCACAGTGCAGGACATCAGCAACACATTGATTTGAGCCTTAAGAAACATGGCTTATATTCAGAAAACAATCCCTACGGATGGACAGTGATCTGTGAGAATTTTTCCGAAGCTAGCCTTGATAGAGCCGAACAGTTTTACATCAAATGGCTTGCAGATCAGGGATATCAGCTTAGAAATAAGACTGGTGGCTCTCAGGGAGCAGGAAAGAAACAGATTGATGAGTACAGACTGGCAAAAGGTTATTACGATGGTTTGAAGCAGGGCAAAAAATCCCTCGCCAGAGAACTTTCACACATCATAGATACACACTTGCAAGTTTCACTGAAACCAGAGAAGCAGAATAATAAAGTATCAATCCGGGCTTTTGAAAGGTTTCAGAACTTGATTGATGAGAAAACGTACGAATAAAAAATGAAAGGAGCTTGCCTTCATGTGACGTAAGGGTGCACCGGGCTTCTTTGAAATATGAAATTAAAATGTGAAATATACAGAGACTCAATGCAAAATTACAAGAAATATGCAATTCCAAGAGCACAGCTCGTTATAGCTGATGTTCCGTATAATGTAGCGAATAATTTTTACGGGAGCAACCCTATGTGGTATGTAGGGGGGGATAATAAAAATGGTGAAAGTAAACTAGCAGGAAAAGCTGCCTTTAATTCAGATTTTAATTTTAACTTATATGAATACTTTCACTTTTGTTCAAGAATGTTAAAAAAAGAAGATACAACACCTGTGCCAAGAGGAAGAAGTAGCAATTCTCCATGCATGATTGTATTTTGCTCGTTTGAACAAACACAAACATTGATTAAAGCTGCTGAAAAACATGGTTTTGTACATTATATCCCACTTGTTTTCATAAAAAATTACAGCCCTCAAGTATTAAAAGCAAATATGCGTGTGGTTGGAGCTACGGAATACGCATTATTGTTTTACAGAGACAGGCTTCCTAAGTTTAGGAACGGCGTTCAGACTGACGAAAATGGAAAAACAATCAGAGGTACAGGGCACATGGTTTTTAACTGGTTCGATTGGGAGAAAGATGGAAAAGATATTCCTAAAATTCATCCGGCACAAAAGCCAGTCAAACTTTTAAAAAGATTGATTGAAACGTTTACTGATCCCGGAGATGTAGTAATAGACCCATGTTGCGGAAGCGGGACAACGTTAAGAGCTGCACATGAAATAGGAAGAAATGCTTTCGGATTTGAAATTGATAGAAATTTCTTTAAGAGAGCAAAAGAAGAAATGCTTGTTTTTGAGGAAAACAGTCAGATAAGCATAGAAGATTTTTTGTAAAGGAATCGTGAATATGGACGCATTACGGTATCAAAAACACATGCAATGGATGCAGAACCGTAAGGATATTTATTATTTCATCCGTAAATACGCAATGTCTCACAAAGGGACTCCAACAACCAAGAAGATATCTGAGGAACTAGATATCAGTATGAGCGCTGTTCAAAGGCATCTAAGGCAGTTCGAGGACGATGGACTGATTGTATTTCACGGAACTGGTTCGCACAGGACATACGAACTGATAGGAGTAAAGAAACATGAAACTGTATGACGTATACGACGGTTCAAAGTATATCGGGGAGCTGACGCTTGCTGAAATATCAGAATTGACAGGAAAGACAAGAAGTCAGATATCGCAGGCAATCAGCGGGGCATATGACATTAACGGAAGATATGCGGTCATATATGATGGGCAGCAAACAATCGCATACTCAAACAAGAATGATCGCAGGATGTTAATGGAATTTGACATTCTGACTCAGAAGATAAGGAGGGCTGTCGGATGGGAAAGTTGAAGATTAAAAAGCCAAAAAATCAAAGAAGCTTAATCCCGGCACCACTTAACATAACTGGCTTTACAATGGAGCAGGCTTCCAGACAGACTGGCGTAAGAATCGAATCTCTTAAAACGTATTTGGATTCAAAAGAACAGGAAATTAGAGAGCAGCTTATCAAAGAATCACAGGAAAAGCTGTGGAAAGCAGAAGATTATATTGCTGTGGCAAATATTTTAATTTCTGTTATTGCAATCAAAAAAGCATGGGGATTCAAGAAAGCAAACCAGAATTTCATTGATAAGATTACCGAAGCCGAAAGATATGTTGAGGAAATCGGTGTTGAAGCAGCATATAAGGAAATTAAGGAAGAAATGGGTTTGCAGATTGAATTTGATTCTTTTGATATTAACAAGGAATTTGGGTTTGGAGAAAACGGGGGAAATGGATAAAAATGAAATTCATAGATTTTTTCGCAGGAGTTGGAGGATTCCGCAGAGGAATGGAATTGGCAGGGCATGAATGTGTTGGCTTTTGTGAATTTGATAAATTTGCTACTGCGAGTTACATCTCGATGCATTTGCTGACAGATGATCAGCGAAAAGCATTAGAAGATATTCCTATCAAGCAGAGACAGAAAGAAATATTAAAGGAGGAATACAGAAATGGAGAATGGTATGCAAATGACATTCGAAGAGTGTATGCCGGAGATATTCCCAAAGCCGACTGCTGGTGTTTCGGATTCCCCTGTTTTGCCAAAGGAACTTATATTCTTACAGAAAAAGGATATATCCCAATTGAAGATATATCTGTCGGAGATAAAGTCCTTACGCACAAAGGAAGGTGGAGAAAAGTCACAGCAACAATGCACAGGGACGGAGCAAGACTCTGGGATGTCAACGGATTCGGAATATTGCCAACAAGAACCACGGCAGGGCATCCGTATTATGTCGCTAAGCCAGATCAGCCAATGGAATTCAAAAAAGTGGAACAACTCGATGGCAGTTGGTATTCCACAATGGTTTTGCCTGATGCAGAATCCGATGGATACAGTAAGGAAATGTGGTGGATTATCGGACGTTATCTTGCTGATGGGTGGAGAGTTGAAAGAAAAGACAGACCAAGCGGAGGAAGAATCGTGTTCGCAATCAGCGATGATAAGAGGACAGAATTCGAACAGCGATTGCGAGAAGCGAAACTACATGGAACTTACACAAAAGAACGAACTTGCGGAAAGTATCATGTGTGCAATAACCAATTATACGAATACCTTGAAAAGTTCGGAAAATACGCACATGGAAAACGAATTCCAAGAGAAGCATTGTGTTTACCACGAGAAAAAGCAAAATACTTCTTCGATGGATATATGTCCGGGGATGGAAGAAGTGATCGAGAAGAAGCAACATCAACCAGCGCAGCACTCATTCTTGGCATGTGTATTATTGCACAGCGAATTGGGAAATCTGTTCCAGCTGTTTACTACACTAGAAGAGATGAAAAATGTGTTATCCAAGGAAGGGAATGCCGACAAAGAGATACATATACATTCCGAATCTCTAGTAAATCAGTTAAAGGACATTATCGTGCAAGATATGTTTGCAGAGAATTGTATCAGCCAACAGAATCTGATGATTTTGGAACAGTGTATAACATCAGTGTTGAAGAAGACAACTCATATGTTGCAAACGGAGCAATTGTCCACAATTGCCAAGATATCTCAGTCGCAGGAAAACAAGTCGGATTTCAAGGAAACCGTTCAAGCCTGTTTTTCAGAGTTATGTACCTTATCGGACAACTCAAAGAAGAAGATAAACCCACTTACCTTTTCATTGAGAACGTTAAAAATCTGCTTAGTGTTAATGGGGGATGGGATTTCGCCAGATTGCTCATTGAAATGGATCAGCAGGGGTATGATGCAGAATGGCAGGTGCTCAACTCCAAAGATTTCGGAGTGCCACAGAACCGGGAAAGATGTTTTATTATCGGACATCTTAGAGGGAGAAGTGCCTCAAAAATATTTCCTATCGAAGGAACAGACGGAAAAAATAGTATTCAAATAATTGCACACAAAGACGGATATAGAAGAAATACACAAGTGTTTGCACCTGATGGAATTACCGAGACTCTTGATACTGGACAAGGCGGTGGAAGAGGACATCATGTAGCATTGCCGTGTTTTATTGATTTGAGTTATCAAGAAACAGAGTTGACCAATAAGGCAAGGTGCTTACAAGCCAGATACAATAAAGGAATTGCAAATCATAAAGCCGAAGTAAGTGGAGTTGCAATTCCAGTATTGACACCAGATCGGGCAGAAAAACGTCAGAATGGAAGAAGGTTCAAAGATGATGGCGAGCCAATGTTCACATTAACATCTCAGGATAGGCACGGGGTTGCAATTGATCCGCTCGGAGTATTGCGTAACGTTCGCACAGAATATGGAAAAGAAATCCGCAAGGATTACGAAAGTGGAAAACTTGATATTTCCAGACATGAATTTCTTGCTAATGAAATCAGAGAAGATGGAATTGCAAATACATTGTCTACAGTCCAGAAAGATAACCGGCTTGCAGTAAAAGTAGCAGAAGCAACTAAACAGGGATATTCGGAGTGCAGAGTCGGAAAAGAAGTTGCCAATACGCTAGATACAAGTTGCAATCAAGGAATATTTGTGAAAGTTTCCGATGAATTAATTGTATATGCAGTCTGGTATGAAAAATATCAGTGCTACATAGCAATCAGGAAACTGACACCGAAAGAATGTTTTCGGCTACAAGGTTGGTCTGATGATTATTTTGAAAAAGCACAGTTTGTAAATTCTGACAGCCAGTTGTACAAGCAGGCAGGAAACGGCGTAACAGTGACAGTTATAGAGGTCATAGCAAGGAAAATGAAAGTGGAGAGTGTAAAGCTGCACCGATGATTTATACGCAGAACAACGGGCAGGTAGCATTTGGATAGGAGAAATAAATGGATTTAGAACAAAAAGCAATTGAGAGGATTCGACTTGCATCTGATCTCTCGTTGAAACATTATGGAAAGCCACTTGTATGCACATATTCCGGCGGGAAGGATTCTGACGTGATGTTAGAACTCTTTCGTAGGGGGGCATACCATTTGAGGTACACAATAGTCACACCACGGCAGATGCACCGCAAACTGTACGGCACATACGAAAGGTATTTAAGAGTCTGGAAGAAGAAGGAATTAAATGCGAAATAGAAATGCCGAAGTATAAAGGCGAACATATCACGATGTGGAAATTAATTCCATTAAAATTGATGCCACCAACGATATTTTCACGATATTGTTGTGCGGTATTAAAAGAAACTGGATGTCCTAATAGGTATATTGCCACAGGCGTTCGCTGGGCAGAAAGCCAAAAGCGACAATCGCGATCAGAATTTGAAAAATTAGGAAGTAGTATTAAAACAAAAGAATTCTTTTCGACGGTTATGCTTATGAATGATAACGATGCAAAACGCCGAATGACCGAACATTGTATGCAACAAAAGAAAATGGTTGTCAATCCCATCATTGACTGGAAAGATTCTGATATATGGGAGTTTATTAATTCAGAACATATAGAAACTTGTGAGCTGTATAAATGTGGATATGATAGAGTTGGTTGTATTGGCTGTCCAATGGCTGGAAGTAAGAGATATAAAGAATTTGCAGATTTTCCTAAGTACAAACAGTCTTATATCAGAGCTTTTGAAAGAATGCTAGATGTTCGAAAAGAAAAAGGATTAGAAACCCAATGGGAGACTGGAGAGGATGTATTTAGGTGGTGGATGAATGATGACAATTTAGATGGTCAGATGGAATTATCTGACTTTATTGAATATTAAAATCATGGAGGGCTGCACAATAGTATGTCAGTTGCTTACATGGGGAAAGTGAGGATGGAAAATGAAATTATATTTCTACATTTTAGACAATGACAGAGAATTCAATCCGGAAACTAGAACATTCGGAGACCCTGTTTTTAAAGTCAGAGTTGAGGAATGCGAGGTAATTGAGAAACCAAAGACGTACAGAGCAGTAGCACAGTTTCCAGAAAGACTTTACATTGGATATGTAAAAAAAGAAGATATTGGAAAAATTTCTGGTTCTTCAACACCGTACATTGTGTTGGAAGAACCTAATTATCAGTTCGTAAAAGAAACATTCTTGGAAAAATACAATAATGATATTCGCAGATTTAAAAACATAATTGCAATGTACGAAAATAAGATAGCTGCGGTTGAGAATTACAAGGAGGACGCAAAATGTTAATCAGAAGTCAGGATAAAACAGCATTAGTAAAGTTCGAAAACATTGTAGTTAATCTAAAATTCCCAAATTCATTGAAGGTTATATGTTGGAGTTTGCAGGATGCACAGAGAAGTGGAGGATATCTTATTTTAGGAGAATATTCCACCAAAGCAAAAGCCATGAAAGTACTGGACATGATTCAGGATGCATATGCAGATGCAAAATTAAATGAAATTCTTCTTCCTGATGTCTGCAAATCGGCTAGTGAATCTCAGAGGGGAAAAGATAATACATCAATTGCAAAAACTATTAGAAAAGATTTTATGAAAAAAATGATATTCCAGATGCCAGAGGATAGTGAGGTGGAAGTATGAGCGACGAAATGACATTTGCGCAGAACGAAGATGGTACGTTTAGTGCATACGATGATACCTATGACATTGTAATACACTGCGAGACAGAAGAGGAACAGAAGAAAGTTATCGAGCATTTAAGAGGGATAAAGCTTCAGGAGGACTAAATGGGAAGATGTAAATTAGAGTGCCCGGACAGTGAAACAGAGCGCTGTATCTGCTGTACTAAACAGGATTCCTGCCAGTGCAGATGTGATGATATGGACAGTTATGAATATGCGGAGGAGTGTGAAGAATATGAGACTGATTGATGCTGACTTATTAAAAGAAAACATCTCAAAATGGCTGAAACCATCTAAGCCAGATGAAACAGAAATGATAGAGGTTGCAGATGCTCTTGTTAGTACGATGATGGAAATTGACGAACAGCCGACAGCTTTTGATGTGGATAAAGTAATTGAAAAAATGGAAGACAGAAGGGCTAATTTCGATTGCGAATCATGTAAATATAATTTTGATGATGAAGAACCAATATGCAACGAAGATTGTTTGGATGCACTTATTGATGGATTAATCGAAATCGTGAAAGGTGGTGGAGTTGAATGAGAGAAATTCTTTTCAAAGCAAAGAGAAAAGATAATGGTGAATGGGTAGAAGGATATTATTACAAAGTACAAGAAACAGTGTATTGTTTCGAGGAAGATTATGAGAAAAATCCAGTTCCTATACATCATTTCATTATTTTTACAAGAATGACAGATTGGGAATTGCAAATGCAAGTATATCAGACAGAAATTATTCCCGAAACCCTCTGCCAGTTCACAGGACTTTGCGACAAGAATGGGAAGAAAATTTGGGAAAATGATATTATCAAATATCATTTCGGAGAAATCTATGCTCCAATCAAATATGGATGTTATCAAAATTGTTTTGATGCTCAGAAAACAGAACATCTCGGATTCTATGTAGATTGGACGGGCGACAAATGCCTTAGAAAAGATTTAGGGTATTGGATTGACATGGTATACGCTATGCCAGTTGGAAACATTTTCGACCAACCAGAATTATTACAGGAGGAATGAGATGAGTAGATGGTATGTAAGTGTCGGAATGAGCTTATCAATTGATTATGACGATATTGAAGCCGATACAAAAGAAGAAGCTGAGGAAATAGCAAAAACACGAGCATCAGAAGATATTGACTACAATAACTGCGATTGCGAAGTTGACAATATGAGCGTGTGGTCTAGTTTTAAGGAGGAAACAAATGAGTAGTGCAAGTGTAAGATTCGGAACAAAAGCGTATGTATGCGCAAGATATTTTCTTAGACCGGGTAAATGCTTCAAATACATCGACCAGCGCGGTGAGGACGTCACAGAACACGTCTATGAGGTCATGGCATTATATCCGTACTGCGTCCTGTTAAGAGATACCAGAAATGGGGTCAGGACTTGCCCGGGGTATAATACGTTGAGCCTAATGCTGAGAGGAAGTGAAGTGAATGAGTAAATCAGTATTAGTAATAGATACACCAGAGAATTGCTATGATTGCCCGTTCGGAACTTCATACTGCGGCGAACTTGAATGTGAGGGATACTGTGAATTAGCCGATTGTTTAGATTATGATGTAATTCTGATGACAGAAGAACATTATGATTACGAAAGCAAATCAAGACCTGATTGGTGTCCATTGAAGCTGTTACCAGAGAAGAAAAGTACAACTGCACCCGTGAGCAATTACGAAGTGCAGAAAAACTTATTTGCCGACGGTTGGAATGCCTGCTTGAGAGAAATTACAAAAACAAGCGATGAAAATGAGCGATAAAAAGCAAGCGATAAGAGGTGAAGTAGATGGAGAGATTAACACTTGACGATACGATAAAAGCACTTAGATGTGTTGCCAGTCAAGATACAGGAGGTGGTTGCTATGCAGACCACGAAAACTTCATACATATGGATGATGAGTATAAACGCATTGTCTGTGGAACTGGCGAGGATTTAAGAGATCCTATCAGCGACAAGGAAGCGGTTGGATGCCCGTATTATCAAGATACTTATGAATGTTGTTTTGAAAATGGAGGATTGTATTGGTTGAAAGATGTTGCAGAGCTGCTAGAAGAACTGAAATCTTATAAAGACTTAGAAGAACAGGGTTTGCTTGTGAAATTGCCAGATGATTTATTTAAAAAAGTATATCGAATAACTTATGAATATACGGAATGTAGTAAATTTGGAGAAACAGTTATTGATTGTGAGAATTATAATTGTAACTGCGATTGTGATTCTGAAAAGAAATTTTATATCGTAGAAAACAATCTGAAATTTATGCTATTTTGCAATTATTATAATGAACTTGACAAAACCGTATTCCTCACCCGTGAAGAAGCTGTGAAGAAGCTGGAGGAACTCAAAAATGAAATTTAAAGAATTTGCAAAGTGGTGCAATGAAAGAGCCTGTGATGGATGTTGGGGAATGCTGGAAGCAATGGCGTGTATTGATTTAATAGGTGAAGTTAAAAAAGTTCCGTTTTGGAAAAGAGAGAAATTTTGGAAAGAAAATTATGAGCAGCAGGTATTGGAAGAGATTATTAATCCGATAGAGAAGAAGTTGGAGGAGGTTCAAAATGACAAGACCTGAGATTACAGCAAAATTATCAGCCATGCTTGAAAAGAAAATAAATCCTCACAATGATCCACGTATTTATTGGGCGAAAGAAGTGACATTCGATTATTCGACAGATCATGCGGTAAGGGTGGATTATATGCGATTCGTGCCAGCAAATAATAGTGTGTCCGGGATAGAAAAAGGTGACTGCTATTGTTATGAGGTTAAATCATCAGCTGAAGATTTTCGTTCTGGTCATGGGTTGAATTTTATTGGTGATTATAACTACCTGGTTATGCCGACAGATGTATGCGCTGCGGTATCCCTTGAAATTCCACATTATGTAGGAATATATGTACCAGAAGCAAATGATCTTACATGCGTCAAAAAAGCAAAGCGAAGAAATCGGACAAGGCCTGTGTCTGAAATACTTTTGATGATGTTCCGGTCTGCGAATAGAGATTATAGAAAAGCAGTAAAACAGTTGGAGGAGATGAAGAATGGCTTATAAGTATTTAGATAACGCTGTCAAATCCATTGAATATCAGCTGAAGAATATCAGCTGAACAGCGCATATAGCCACGGGTATTCTGATGGGAAAGAGGATGCGAGAATAGAATATTCGAAGCACGGGAAAATTGTAAAAATGAAAGTGCTAAGCGATAATGACTTCAACTCTATGCCAGACTACTATAAATCATGGCCCGTAAAAGCATGGTGTAGTTGCGGAAAACCACTTAATCGACTGGATTATACATTTTGTCCGTATTGTGGAGGATTGATTGCGAGAGGAGATGAAGAAAATGGCAGATAAAACATGCGAAACTTGTATTGAAAACGACAACGGGCTGTGCGACCGCAAAGGCATCCTGATAGAGGAAGACGATACCTGTGAAAAGCACATATCAAGTTGGAAAGAAACAATGATGGAGAATTTTATCCGAAAATCAATGTGGTAAGGACGGAAATGTCCTTGTCAGACGGGAAGGTGGCTAAATGACAAATGTGAGTTGGATTCGATTAGAAATAGATATGTTCGATAACAAAAAAATCCGGCATATCAGAAAACTTCCAGAGGGGAACAACATCGTTCTAATCTGGATGATGCTCCTGACGATGGCAGGGCGTTGTAATTCAAACGGGATTATTTTTTTGACAGAGAATATTCCATATACAAATAAAATGTTGGCTGACGAGCTGGACTTTGATGAGAGTGTGATCGAACTTGCACTTACAATTCTTGAAAAATTCGGCATGATAACCAGAGATGGAACATTGCTTTCAATTCCCGGATGGGAAGAGCATCAGAATATTGACGGGCTTGAAAGAATCAGAGAGCAGACAAGAAAACGGGTTGCCGAGCACAGAAAACGCCAGAAAGAATTATCAGAGGAAGAACGTACGCCGAAGATTCCAGAGCAGATTTCTTGCGAAAAAGATTTAGTCAAGCCCGGAGATGTTCAGAAAGTTGTTGATGAATGGAACAAGCTTCAGCAGTTCGGGATTCAGCCAATCGCAAGAATGACAGCAAGGCGAACGCAAATGCTGAAAGCAAGAATCCGAGAATATGGCATGGATAAGGTAATGGAAGCTCTGAGGAACGTAAAAAACAGTGACTTCCTTATGGGGAAGAAAACTGATTTTATGATAAATTTTGAATGGTTTGTGAAACCAAACAACTTCTTAAAGATACTCGAAAACAAATACCACAACAGGGAGGATATGCGAAATGGAGCTGACGCAACTCAAAGAAATGTCGAACCAATCATCCCACTTGGAGAATGGAATGGAGAAGAATCAGACACCCCGTTCGCTTGAATGCCCTGAATGCGGGGACAGCGGGTGGAGATGGGTAAGAGATGCAAGTGGTATTCCCTATTGCGAGGAATGCCCTTGCGGAATCAGAAAAAGAATAATCCTTGAAAATCAATTGAAATTTGCAGAGCTTCCAAACGTGTTTAAAGGCTCAAATTTCAATGATTTGAAGTCAAGTGTATATTTGAACGCCGAGAGCCGAAAAGTATTTTCTCAGGCGGCTCAGGCGGTAAATTACTGGTTTAAAAATCTTCCTGATATGCAGAAGAAAGGAATAGGGCTATACCTTTTCTCAAACGCAAAAGGTTCTGGCAAAACCAAAACAGTATGCAGCTTGGCGAATGAAATTATGAAGAAATACCAGAAGCCAGTAAAGTTCACCACATCCCTCAGGATTCTTGATGAGATCAAGAATACATGGGGAGACAAAGGGAATACGGAAGGAAAGTTGATAGAGGATTTGTCCAGAACAGAAATCCTTATCATTGACGACTTCGGCGCTGATTCTGGTAAGGAGTGGATTAACGAAAGATTCTATAGCATTATCAACGGGCGGTATGTCGACAGGAAAATCACTATATTCACGAGCAACTGCCAGATATCAGAACTGAAATATGACGAGAGAATCACAAACAGGATTCTGGAGCGATCACTTGAAATCCCATTTCCAGAGGAATCTGTCAGAGAACATATAGCACAACATTTGAAAATGAAGATGGTACAAGGAATGCGAGGTAAAGAGAATGAAAATAGCTGTTAAACCATGGGGCGAAATGTCTTTCAGAGAAATTCAGAATTTAAAAGAAAAGCAATGTAAGCATTGCGATTATTTTTCAAAGAATAATTCTGGAGGGTTATCATTTGGAACTTGCGATTACATCCTTATTAACGATCGCATGAGAGGATGCCTACCGACGGAATGCGTAATGAAAGGGATTTTTAAAAGAAGAACAGGAACAAAAAGAAGAGCAGCTTTGAGAATTTAAACCTTTGAAAGGAAAAGAAATGAGAACAATAAGCGAAATGTATAAACGTTCCGGGGGAACAGCATATCAGCATAAATGTTCTGAATGTAGATTCTATAGGGACGGAAAGAGGGGAAAATGTCTGATGTACGGCGGTGATCGGGACTGGCATGGAAATTTTATTGCCTGTAAATTCTTCAATCTTGAAGATGATATGCCGGAAGGACAGATGAATATTTTTGATTATGTGTGAAAGAAAGGAGGAACGAGGAGCCGCTGGCCAGCGAAAGGATATCCCGGTTCCTCCTTATTTTTTTATGAATAATGGCGACTTGAAATATGCAATTGAGAATGGTATCATCAATTTGTCTCACATACAAGAGCAAGTTGAAATGAATAAAAGGGAAGAAATTTTAAAAGAATACAGGGACAGTATATGGAAGGCATCTGACGGATATTGGAAAATCCGTATGACTCATGACGAAACCGGACAGCGGAAGATGTTCAAACGTCGGTCTAAACAGGATTTAGAGGACTTGATTGTAAAAACACACCGAGAGAAAGCAGAGAATCCGAAAGTCAAGACTATATTCGAGGAATGGGCGCAGCGCAAGGTTGATCTGAATAAGATTTCAATACAAACTTATCAGAGATATCAGCAGGACTTTAATCGTTTTTTTGGGACTATGGGCGAACGCAGAATTAAAAACATTGAGTCAGAGGATATCAGCAACTTCCTGGAAGAGCAGATCAGTGAACACAATCTAACCGCAAAAGCTTTCTGCAATCTTAAGACAATTACCAGAGGTACCCTGAAATGGGCGAAGCGTAACAAGCTGATTGATTGGAACGTGCAGGAATTATTCTATGACTTGGATGTCACCGATAAATCTTTCAAAAGAAATATCAAAGAAGATTCGGAAGAAGTATTCAACGACGCTGAAATGGACAGGATGATTGACTACTTGAAAGACAATCAGGACATAGTAAATCTTGGCATTATGCTTATGTTCGTAACCGGGCTGAGAGTTGGGGAGCTATGCGCTTTGAAATGGAATGACTGGCTACCACATATCAGTACGATTAAAGTCAGAAGAACGGAAGTAAGGCATTTTGAAAACCATAAAGGCATTTTTGAAGTCAAAGACTTTCCGAAAACAGAAGCAGGCGTAAGAAATGTAGTGGTTCCTCAGGGGTGTATATGGATATTACAGAAGCTTAGAAATATGTCGACATTCTGTGAATATATATTTTCTAAAGATGGAAAGCGATTAAATACTTATTCGTTCAGGAACCGGTTAAGAACAGTGTGCAAGAAAACTGGTTGTATTCAAAAATCACCGCATAAAATACGAAAAACATATTGCACGATATTACTCGACCACAGCATAGATAATCAGATGGTCACATCACAGATGGGCCACACAAATATTTCGTGTTCCGAGAACTACTACCACAGAGATCGAAAGGACCTCAAGAAAAAACAAAAAATCATGGACAGCATAGATGAATTTATGGTAGTATCAAGATAGCTTTTTTTGAGAGGGAACAGCCAGGGAACAAAAAGGAACACCCTGCAAAAGGTTAGAAGCATTGGTTTTATAGGAAAAATAGCAGTTTAAAGATACGTTCGATTCCCGTACTGGCTGCTACGAAAACCTTGTAAAATCAAGGCTTTTTGTGCTTTTTAGAGGTGTTTAAAAGTTCGAGGGAACAGGCTAGGGAACAGGTAAGGAACAAGAACAAATATTCGAATTAAAACCATAGGAGGAAAACTTGTGTGTGAGACACAGGAAAAACCATCGTAGACGGCAGAAATGCGGTCTTTTTTTGTTGCCAAAATTATGCTAATATGGTTGTATGGAGGTGACGTTGTGATACATACCGCATATGATGTGATGAAAGAATATCTGATAACCGGTGCAGAACTTGATGGACAATTTCAGATACCAATGCTTCCAAAAGTGGATTTCTCGCCGGGCAAGTCGATTGACTTTGTGTCTTCAAAATCCAGATCATTGAAAGGCCATAAAGACCTGACGGTGAATTTCTACATTGATGACAAAAGCTTTCTGCAGGTATGGAATCAGCCGGACCAGTACATTGAGCACTTAAAATGTTTCAATTCAGTTTGCAGCCCAGATTTCACAATTGCTTCCGGGATGCCAAGCGCGTTGAACATCTACAACCTGTACAGAAACCATGCTTTAGGCTATTATTGGGCGATTATGGGCGTTAAAATAATTCCGTCCGTAAATATTATCAGTCCGAAGGAAATGCCGTGGATATTTGATGGAACGCCGCACAGAAGCACTGTATCATGTTGTACCAATGGCAGAGTGCGGTCAAAGTCTGCCAGAATGGAGTTTTGCGAGAATTTTAAGGAAATGTTGGATGCGATAGAGCCGGCAAAGGTTGTGATCGTAGGTATCGTGCCGGATGAGCTTAATGTGGATGTGCCAATTATAAACCTCAATTCACGAAGCCAGAACATGAAGGAGATGTTCAGAAAGGAGTAGGCATGGGAACTATCAGCAGGGAATCAGCGAAGCGCAGGAGTAAGGAAACGAGCCGGCAGAAAAGGCGTAGGAGTAAAATTTCTGATATTACAAGAAGAAAGAATACTACCAGAAAAGACGAATTGAATGTAATGAAATAAAAATTTACATCACGCCGAGGCACGTTATAGGAATTTGTATACAAAATGCACAAAATAAAAAAGTCGCAGGTCTGAATTAGTCTCAGATTTCTTCGATTTTTTTCAGATTTTCCCAGTTCAAACCGTCCCGGTTTTGATTCTGTTTCTAATTTGTCGTACATTTTCTTGGGGCCTTTGTCCCTCCCGGGACGGTCCCGGAAACATCCGGTCGATCAGGAACAGACCGCCACCGGAAGCCCACGAAACCGCACCGCCCGGCATGATCTGGCAAAACCAGAGCCAAACAACACAGCTCGCCGGGGATAACCCGGGAGCGGACCGGGAACAGCTGTGGAAGTACCGAACCAGTACCAGACACAGCCAGAACCAAAACCAATTCTAATAGAACACTATAAAACACGTTTAAAAGCGTTTTCATGCAACTACGGTAAAATATACAGGGAACACATAAAACACGCTTAAAAAGCCAAATACGGCGTTATAGAAGTATTTAAGGTACAGTCGCCCAAACAAAAACGTCTAAAAGCGTACAGAAATAAGACCGCCGGAACGATCATCAACAAAGTCCGCATAGCTTCGCACAGTCTGGAAGTATAAAGACCAGACCGGGCAAAGCGTCCGCGCAACTATACAAAATAATAATAACCCCGTTGTGCTCTGCCGTCAATCCCTGTTATTAACTCGATATTTGAAGATTTAATGCGGTTTTATATACTTGTGATAAAATATACCGGAATCGCGCTAAAAGCCGTTAAAACGTCAAATAGGAGCTAATACAACTATATGTAATTGCCAATGTGCATCAAACCGGAGAACAATCCCCGGCGAAGTCCCGGCACAGGTCGCGAACCACCGCCGCCCGGAGCGGATGCAGGACACCAGAAAAAGAGCAGCGCTTTACTGCTCTAAATCAGAATATTTTTCTAAAAAATTCAATAGTTCCGAATCTGTAAGGCTTGCAGCTTCTTTACAGATTTGGTCATATTCTCCAATATATTCCATCGACCCGGCTACAACCTCAATTGCAGCCTGTTCTAATTTTTTTCTTTTAGCTTTCGACATAATATCACTCCTCTATGCTTTTTATGAAAAACACAAAATTATAAACTTGTTCTTCTTTATACTCACACTAATAATTTAGTTGCTTTCGTTTTTTGCATTTTTGCAAACTCGATTTCCGTATAGTTTTTCCCGGTCACCTCGTTTATAAATGCCAAGATCCCGGCTTTTGTAAAATCGAAGCGGGTAAAGTCAAATCCTGTTTGCGCAAGCCTATATTCATAAGAGCACCCACAGCCCTCAGCGCCGTAATATGTGCCATCGACATGTAATGCGTTAGGCTGTACCACTGGGTACCCTTTTTTATTTGCGTCGTGTCTCTGGTAGCCGCCAAAATCTGCAACAACGCGCAGACCGTCCAGCGTGTCAAATTCTGCACGAACTCTGCAATTCGGCACGTCTGAGCCGTTTCTGTAGCCTGTTCCCGTGCATCCGTATTCTACTAATGTTAATTTTTTCATGTTTTTAATCCTCCTGATTTTATTTTAAAAGGCCGCCGGGGAAATGCTCCCCGGTACGCTTGCCGGCCTAATTTTCCGTAAGTCTTTTGAAAATATCAATTGTAAGAGTTGCAAGCCCTCTTTTCTTGTCTGACATATAACCATGTCTTTTACTTCTCAGCGCTTTTTCAGCAGTTTTCAAACTGTTTACACCGTAAGATGCGGCTTTTTGAAGTGCCTTGCATTCTTCAGAAGTAACCGGAACAGCTTTCAATGTATCGGGATTAATGGAAAAATCTTCTTTGTCTCCTGGGCGGAGCATCTGGCAAATAGGAATATAAAAATCCGTCCCCATGTTTTCGCCAATATTCCAAACAAAGTAGTTACCCGGGATTTTCTTCACAATTTCAAAAGTATGTGTATTCCACAAAGATGTAGAAATGATTTTGTTTCCCTCGATTTTTACTGTTGCGTATGCCATATTATTTACCTCTCTTTTTCTTATTTTTTTTGAAATCCGGCGGTTGCGTTGGGGCTACGGCTTGACCGCCGCCGGAGGGATTAGTCTAAATAATTAACCTTAGATATGCTATATTCTGTTTTTAGTTTCTCAAAAGCGCGTTCCGTAACTATATAATAATTTGTATCGTTTTCCACTTTATCAAGACGAATCCCACGCCCTTTTAGACTTAATTTAGTTGTTAAAAACCAGTGATCACCGTAATAACTCCGGCTTGCGTCAATCTGACATTCTGGCTTTTCTTGCCCCATTTCCGGCGTGTACATATACAACCCGGGAGCGGCAACCAGGGCGGCTGTCTGACTCTCTAATGTCTTTAATTTTTGACGCCCGATTCTGCGAAGTGTCAGCAGTTCGGACTGCGTTATTTTGCTTTGCCTTGCTAATTCTTCAGCGGTTCCAAGGTAAAACTCTGTAGTTTTTACAGTTTCAGAAACCTCGAAGAACTGTTTTAAGTTTATGAATCCGGTCGACTCCTGAACCGGGAAAGGAATGATTTTACACATTGTTTTTTCTCCTTTTCTGTGATATTCTGTTTTTGCTGATATTTTAATGATTTACAATTTATACTGTGGGGGAATCCGGGCTTTTCGTCCGGATTCCTTTTTTTATGACGCCATTTTATAAAGAATCAAGAATCTTAATTCTTCATATTGTCGGGAGTTAATCCCGGTGAAGTCGTTCCCGATCAGGTCCAGGAGCTTTTCCAGCTTTCTTTTTGTGTGGGCCTTTTCAATCTGGGACAGATAGATGTTATATCTCATTTTTTATTTCCTCCAGTCTAATAATAAGCCCTAACTCGTTATTCTTGTTTGATCTTGTGATATAGAAATCAATCACCCGATCATCAAAATATTTTTTGCAGGTCTGAAGCATTTTGCCGCTCATTTCCCATTCTACAAGCTCGCTTTTTCTGCCTTTCTGGATTTCGAAGAAATCACAGTGCATTGTGTTGAATAAGTCTAAAAATTTAATCATGTTTTTTTCTCCGTTCTCCCGGCTCTGCGTCCGGGTTGTTTGCTCTCTGTTGATGGTTATATATTAGCATAGTTTAATAATGGCGTCAATGGCATAGTTTAATAAAATATATTATTTTTAAAATAGTGTTTTTTCTGCACATATAATAGGAAATAAAAAATATCGAAATAAAAACCCATAGCCAATTGACGCATAGTTTAATAAATGATATAATCAAAGCAAACAATAACAGGAGGATTAATGAATGGCATTTAAAGAGAAAGAAAAGGAACTTTCATATATTGCACAATATCAAAAAGACAAGTACGACCGTATAACAGTAATGGCACCAAAAGGAACCAAGGAAGACGTAAAAAGAGCAGCCGATCTAAAAGGCGTCAAGATGTCTGCATTCGTTCTGGAGTGTATACAGAAAGAATTGGAAAGAATGAAAAATTAGTAGAATAGTTTAATAAAATACTTGACGCATAGTTTAATAAATGATATACTGTAACCATAGAAAGGAAGTGGTTACAGGAATGAGCAATTTGTTTAACGTTCCAGTCAAAGACGGCATAGGGATATACACAATCACAAATCAACAAAGCGGAAAGAAATATATTGGTTCTTCATCTGAACTTTTAGCAAGAGCTAGGCTACACAAGAATGGTATTTTACGAAAATATCATAGCAACAAAGACATACTGGAAGATGCTATAAAAGGATGTGATTTTCGTTTTGAAATCGTCAAAATAATTGATGGTTCTGATTGCACAAGTTTTGACGAGTTGAGAAATAAAATGCTTCTGGAAGAATACAGAATGATAAAAGAAGCGATTTTGAACAGTGAAAATTTATACAATCGCGAAACAATAAACGTAGTTAATGGGAGATTGAAGCATATAAAAGAGAATCAAGAAAAGGTCTTAAAAAGGAAAAATGAAGTGTATGAGATGTTAAAGCTCCCGAATGATAAATTGATATACACATATAAGCATAACATATATGCGAAACATGAATTAAAACTATTCGAAGAAGAAATCTTAAAAAGAATGAGTTGAACCAATCACGCAGCCCCAGGAGGGGCGGAACGGAGGACAAAAATGAGAAAAGAAGATTTGCTTAACAAGAAAAATGAAACTGCTGAAAACTTACAGTGGTACGTTAGAGACGTTATCACAGACGAGGACTTGAAATGTTTTTCAATTCCTCAGCTTGAAAGATTGATTAATCTTGTTGAGCGGGCTGAGGCATTTCGCGAAAAACGTGAAAGTTTTTGTGCATTATCAGTAAATGAAGTGGTACAGAAGAGCACCGGACGAATTGCATATTTTGAAAACTCTGGAGAAATCCGGGAAGAAACTCCCGAAGAGTGTATGCAGGGAGCTGCTCGACAAGGGTATATCAATTACCTGAATGGCAACGAAAAGGCGTAACTAAAACAGTTACGCCCCGCTTGATAAGACCTTACAATCTTATTTTAACATATTTCAACTCAACGTCTCGCCGTTGATCGGGACGACTCCCAGTGAAATCATGGAACACCGGGAAACAACAATAAAAATTGCTGATATCGAAATTATATGTCAGCGCAGGGGAAAAGTCAAGGAGAAAATAAACATGAAATTAAACACATTGTCATATGTCCTCTGTTCCGAGGACACAATTGAAGCTGGTAAAGAATATTTCTTCGGTCAGCTCTGGGATGGAAACGGGGACGGCGAGGAACTTTTGGAGTCCGGAGCAATCGCCGTATACCAGAACGGTGAGGAGTACATTGTTGATTTCGAGATTCTGGAAGCTGCGGAAGATATTTTACAAACCCGTGTTAAAGTTACCGGGATTAACTAGGAGGAGAAAAATGAAAGAATTTGAATTAAAACAGGTGGCGCGGAACAATTCCGAAAACTTCGGATGTTCCAAAGTCACAGCAGCTTGGCTGTGCGGCACAGAAGCCCAGAAAGAGAATTTTATAAGTTCTCTGGGTGAGAACTGGGTGAGAATCCCGGCGGAACTCGTTGACGAAACCGCCGAGCAGAATTTTATTTCATATGCTCGGGCATAAGGAGGAGGAAAAAAGATGCTAGAAAGAAAAATTGATCGAGCAATTGAGAAAGAAGCAATGAAAACCGGGAAGATGGGAACCGAACCAGTGACCGTAGAAATGACACTGACAAGTGGAGAAATCGAGGAGTTTAGAAACCTCGAAAAATATGACAGTAAAAATTATTTCTGGGAAGTTGAGGACAATACTCTTAGAATTTCCTACACCGAAGAAATTTAAGAAAATGGAGGAAAAGAAGATGAAGAAAACAATTGATTTATTAAACAAAGCTGTAAAAATGGGATTTGACAGAGAACAGGCACTTGCAGACATAGACGCAAGTCTTGACGCCGAACTCGAGGAAAGGCAGCCGTTGATGGAGGAAGAAATACCGGAAGACCTGTACAATGGCATCCTGTGCGGATTTGTACAAGAGAGGGAACTGGATCAGAATGATTAAAAGAATATGTTCTGTCTGCGGCAAGGAGTTTAGCGGCGGAAGTGCCGCCGCTAAGTACTGCTCGGAAGCCTGTAGAAATACGCCTGTTTTTACGGACGAATTTAACGGCGAGGTGCACGGACAATTAAAAGTTATAAACGCATATAGGAAAAATAGGCGTTTATATGTTGTGTGTCGCTGTAAATGTGGAAACACATGCACTATGCGCTATGATGCTATAGCGTCCGGGAAAAATGTGTCGTGCGGATGCGTAAACAGGGAACAAAACTATTTAAAACCGGCAGATTTGGCCGGGAAAGTTAACAAATACGGATGCAAGGCAATTAAATATCTGGGAGCTGGCAAAGAGGGTTCAGATTGGTTATGCCAATGCCCTTGTGGGAAGGAATTTAAAGTTCCTGCGGGGCGTTTTTACAAGATTCAATCATGCGGATGTGCTAGACTTAGGAGCTGGGAAGAAAATATTATAAAAGCTCAAAATACAGTAAAAGAGGGGTTTGAGAAAAATACTTCGGTATTATCTATAATGCCAAGAAAAATGTTAAAAAACAATACGTCTGGGGTCAAAGGTGTTTATTGGGATAGAGCAAGAGAAAAGTGGGTTGCGCAAATAGAATTTCAAGGGAAAAATTATCGTCTCGGCAGATTTAACGACATTGAGGACGCCGCGGCGGCACGCAAAGAAGCAGAGAAAGCGCTATTCGGAAATTTCCTCGACTGGTTCCGCGAAGCATACCCGGAAAGATGGAAAAAATTAAACAAGTCAAAAACAAGGAGCGAAAAGTGAGATCAGTAATGATACAAGGACATATGGACGCCGCCCGGTTTTCAATGCCGGGATGGAATGGCAAGCGGGGCGAAATATACCCGCTTCCGCCTTTTTCTACAGTTGCTGGGATGGTCCATTTTCTTTGTCAGTGGGATAGCTGGCATGATATGAAGATATCTGTATCCGGCAACGGAGTCATGAACAAGCCGGAAATTTGCATGAGGTGGCGTGGCGGAGCTGTCGCAGGATCAGAGACAGAGGAGTTTAAGCAGCGTTTTCCGGTCAGGGTAAAATCCGGGAATTCTTTTGTGGGCTGGGTTAATACACCGATTTATGAAAGCGTGGTGTCTGATCTGGACCTGCGGCTGCATATTATGCCGGATAACCAGGAAGAAGTTGACGTAATTTACAGAAAAATCTTAAATCCCCGGACATTTCCAAGTCTGGGACGGCATGAGGACTTGATAAGAATTGACAACGTGCAGGTTGTTGACGTTTTGCCAGCACAGGAAATGACACTTGATATGTGTGCTTATGCACCGGCTACAGTAGAAACGCCCGGAACTGTGTACACAGTTCACAAAGATTATACGATCAGTAAGGGAAAGCGAAGATTTAATGATGTTCGAGCAAAATATTTAGATAGAGGAACGAAAGTAATTACAGATTGTGATAATTTAAACAATCCTTGTTTTTTCATCTGATTTATAGTATTATTTAGACAACAATTACTGATGTAATTGAATGTAAATTTGAAATAGTACTGAATAAGTGCAAATTTTAATATCTCCATTTTGGAAAGACGCAAAATAAGCCCCCGGGACTATCTCCCGGGGGCTTTTGCTGTCTTATTCTGGCGGCGTAACGACGGCGCGGCACTCAGCCGGTAAACAGCCCCACCGCCGAAGCTGTTAAAATACATTTATCACAAAACCGCCGAAGTTGTCAAGCAAAAATTTTTTTTATTTTGGGACTTGATTTTTAAAACCGACGTGGATAAAATAAAATCAACGACAGGCGACGGAACTCAGGAGGGGAGCGGTAGCCAGAGCACGAAAAGAATAAGATTTTAACAGCCAGATCACGCCGGACAAGGTGCCGGAAGGTCTGGCTTTTTGTGCGCTATATGCCGGAAAATTTCCGTATTACAAGACGTATAAATATATAATAACTGTTTATATAATCCCCTCCAAGATTTTAGAGACCTAGAGTTTATTAATATACATGCTATACAGTACCGTATAGATATATAGAGTTAATAAGAGTAATGTAACAGTAAAAATAAAATCAAATAGACTGTTGACAGTGATCTAAAAGTATGATAAAACAGAATTAACAATTGAATAAGCCGAAAGGCAATAATGATAATTAAGACTATTAGACGACTAAAAACCGTAGCAGACGGAAAGAAAAGGAACAAATAAGAGTTCTGAAAAAGTATCTGCAAACGTGTTTTTTGTCGTCTTTTTTATTTCAATTTTTTGGAGGTGATACAGTGAAAAAGAGTAATACAACAGTAACAGAACAGGGAATAGAAGTATATGAGAATGATATATACAGACTTGTGGATGAATATATAAACACTGTGTTACAAGTATCTCCAGAAGAATTTGACACACAGAAAGAGTATAAATCTACTGTTGCTGATAGTTTTGTAGATATGATCTTTTATATTGCAGATAGAATACCAAAACCAAGTAACGATGATATAGAGTTGTTGGATAATATATTTAATATATTTGTCAGGGTATGTAGTAAATACAATGTGTTGCCGACATTAGAAGTATTTAGCTTTTTAGTTAATATTAATCGGTCAACATTTAGTGATTGGATGCGTGGGGACTATAGAACAAGCTCATCGCATGGCACCACGGTTAAAAAATGGTTTGATATCTGCAAAAATTGTACAGTCAACAGATTGAACAACCAGCCCGGCATAAATGCCAATTTGATATTTGTCGCAAAAGCAGCGTACGGCATGGCAGAGACAGCACCAGTACAAACAGCACAGCAGGACGGCATACCACACCAGACAGCGCAGCAGATCGCAGATAAGCACAGGGCGGCACTGGAACTTCCAGAGATGGAAAAGCCGGAACTATAACAGATCAGAGGCCCGAAGAAGTACGCAGAGGGCGGACAAAAGAGCATGGAAACAGCTTAAGTAGTGTAAATTGTATAACATGTACAATATAAAACGACTGTATTTGTTTAATATGTACACCAATCTATAAAGAAAACTGAAGTTTGTTCCATAGATACATATGTTCTGACTGAATAACCGTTATCACACGTTCCCTTGACCACTGCCGCAGGCCATTAAAGGTCAGCGTTAAGCCAGGGAAGCGGGAACCCATGGGGCGGCGGGCTTCCCTGGTAGCGTCCGGCATGGATACCGGGAGGGGGTGTATATAAGCCCCAGCACACGCCGAGTGAGTACTCCGAGTTCCCGAAAAATTAAAAAAGTCTCCTCTAACAGCAAGGCTTTAAAATTCCGAAAAAACAAAAAAGAGTTCCCCATGGCAGAGATAGTGATTGCAACACGACAAGCCATAAGCCTTAATGGTTTCTCTGCCAGAAAAAAAATAAGGTGATACCAAGAAAGGCAGGTATAAGTATGAAGATAGGATATGCAAAAGAGTCAGGCATTTGGTTTCCATTGTCTGCAAAGAAAAAGATACTTTTGAACGAAGAAATTGACACATTTGTTTATGACTCAATAGATGAAAATAATAATTTCGAACATCTTTGCGAAAACATGAGAAATGGTGATTCGTTGATTATTTGCGGAGTTGATGATATTGGAAATACCAAGGATGAAATCGAAGAAACATGGAGACGACTCCGTGATTTGAATATTGAAATTTATGTGCTTACAGCTCCGATGTTGTTTCAGAGAGAAAACATGACGTTAGAAGAATCATTTATAAGAGACGTGTCGCTTAGCGTACTTGCTTCTCAGGTTGAAATTGCTAATCAGAAATTAAAAGCAATAAATGATTTATGATAACCATTTACATTCACAGAAGGGTAGGAACAAGATGAAGAAAATAGTAAACAATGATGGATATCTTCGGTCAGGGCTGATGGATATTGCTAGACAGTTGCTGAATATCTGTAGCGAAACTGGTGTTTCTAATATTCAGATAGCTACATCACCTTGGAAAGAAGGCGAAGGGATTACACTTTTAGCAAAAGCTGATGACAAACCAATCCTTTCAGTAAAGATGGACGCTGCCTATGAAAAAGAATAACCCTCAGGGCGAATCAATCAGAATCCGGCTCACAGGACAGTTAGAGCGTAAACTTATTGCCGAAAAGAACCGAACCGGCAAAAGCGTATCGCAGATCACCAGAGAAGCGTTGGAACAATATTTCCGAAGGAGATAGGAAAAACGCCGACTCAATTTTTCTCAAAAAAATAAAAAAGAGGTTTTTATATGTCAGAAGAATACAGTAAACGCTTTGATGAACTTCGTAAGAATCGAGTCGAGGTAAGCTATCATAAATACGGTCCTGCTAGGAAGAATTTTAAAACCGGGAACGTGCAGGCACTTCCGTCCATGGAACGGTGTATTGAGAAATATAATTCTACCGGAAACACAGAATATCTCGTGGATGCAGCAAATTACCTCATGTTCGAGTTTATGTACCCGCAGCATCCTAAAGCACACTTCAAAGCTACAGACAGCAAAGATAGCGCAGGGATAGTCGGAATCAGTGTAAAGGAAATGGAGGACTTGAAGAATGAACAGTACTAATGCTCCAAAAGTAAAGATCATAAATCCAGAAGGCTCTGGCTGGAGGGGAACACAATATTTTGTTGACGGAACAGAAATCAATCGTGTAATATCAGCAGACTTTCATGTCGCAGTTGACGAATTACCGACATCGGTTTTTGAATTAATGGCTCTGCCGGATATTGAAATGGAATCCGAAGTAAAATTCTCATACACACCACAGTCCATAGAGGACGCAGTAAGAATCCTGAGGCACGAACTTCTGACACATGGAGAAATTTACAATGGTTTCAAAGCAAGCCTTAAAACAGCGATTGAGAAGTATTGTACATGTGGCCTGCCATTCGAGCCAGAAGACGAAACCGCCGGTAAGATTCTTGATTTTATGATCGGAGAGGAACAGAAAGAATGATTCTCGCAAAAAATGTAGCAGTCATGTTGGATATAGCGTTTTTCACATTGCTCTTAGTGTTTCTTATATCGCAGGACGAAACCGAAAAGAAAAACAATCCAATAGCATCGGCAGTATTTATACTGATGGAAATATGTTTTGCAGTTAATGCAGTTGTGATTTTTAGATTATAAGGAGGACGCGTAAAATGCCAAACGAATTAAAAGAAACTATGGAACTTATGAATAGTGCTGATTATAAGGACAGATTTAAAGCCGAATATTATCAGGTAGCTATCAGGTATCAGAAACTGTCTGCAATGCTTGAAAAATGGGATAAAGGAGTGCTTCCGTTTACTCCAACTTGTCCGAGAAGTACATATAATATACAGGTGAAAGCCATGACCGATTACATTGCAATATTAGAAGCAAGAGCAGTTATGGAAGGCGTAGAACTTTAGGTTATAAGGAGAACCCAATGTGGTTAGCATTCACAATACAAATTCCCCTGTTCATCATACTGATTGAACGGGTGAAAATACAAGAAAAGCAGAAACCTGTCGTTCTCAGGTTCGGGAAAGCCTTTGAATCTGACAGGTCGAGGCATCCAGAGTAGCTTAGGTCTGCGTCAGTGAAATACAATTTCCCAAAGTAACTGGCGTGGACTTAACGGTACAAATATAGACATGATGCTTTCTAAAATTTTATAAAATATATCACTCTATTACGAGTCCGGGTAAAATCCCGGACAAATAATGGGCTATCGCCAAGTGGCAAGGCACAGCACTTTGACTGCTGTATTCGCGGGTTCGAATCCCGCTAGCCTAGTCGGACTATATTGTTTAGCCATGATATAGTTCCCTTCCGAATTGGTTCCATCTATCCCAACGGGGATGATTAAAGGGGCTTCAAATGCCCCGGATGGACTCTGCTTATGCAGAACAGCATTTAGACCCTTTGTTGCGACTGCGAGGGCAAGAATCGCAACAGCAGAGGAAGTTACTCTTGAACTGCAATAACCCTCTGCTTAGGAAACTTAGTTCAGTTGGCAGAACGGTCGGCTCATAACCGACAAGTCACAGGTTCGAGTCCTGTAGTTTCCATTTCTTCCATATGCTGTCTATCCGTTTTATGGACAGAAAAAACTGCTGAATGAGTGTATGTAGATTATTTTCATGAAAGGTGTGTAACGGCACAGCCTGTTCAATGAAGATAATTCCCCGTTCGGCACAGTCTCTGAGTTAAATTGTCGCCAATAGGTGCACGTTGAGGACAGGAAGTTTTCAAGAGACATATAAAAGGTTTCGTCGTTATACACAATGACATGAATATCCAAATCCAAAACAACTCCGTGGGGCTGGCACGGCAGAAAACAGCCTAGTGGAAAGCATAACACGATAAACATATTGCTAACCCGGGGTTTCCGGGTTATGTGGAATGTACGCTAGTGGAAAACTGACAGAGTCGCTCTCTGGTCTCCGGTTCGATTCCGGGCGTTCCGCTTTAATCCGCTGAGAATTAAGCTGTTTGTATACAAGCGGTCTATGTTTCTGGTGGATTTACGCATGAGCGTAAACGTACAACTCACTAGGCGTTTGCGTAAAAAACTTTTTAGAGAGATAAGACCACGGGCCGTGAGAAGTGATAGTCGGCAATTCTAAAAGAACCATCTAGTTCATGCGTTTTACGATGGAAAGGTTGGTACTTATCTGGATATTTTCATCCGGTCCGAAAGCATGTGATGTGGGAATCACCCCAGTTTCTTTTCGGAGAACTGGCCGTTATAGGCGGTATGGAATGTAGCTCAGTGGTAGAGCAATGGCATTGTAAGCTATGTGCCGCAGGTTCGATTCCTGCCTTTCCAATTCCATATAGTGGCGGAATACGTAGACGCTATTGTGGTAGCATAGGTTTAAACCCACAACTTAGGTGACCTTAGCCGGCGGCATGAGAGTAAAAGGGTGGAAATCCCCTCCTATATGGACGTTTGATGCATTGAGTGATAATGCTCTGATTGAAAAGTGGCGGAACTATTGACGGTGATGAATCCGATACAATAGAAAGGCAGACGCAGAGGATAGTACATCGTAATGGGTGAGTATGTGTCTTTGGACATGGGATGTACATGGAAGTTCGAATCTTCCCTTTTCAATTCCAATGAACTGCAATCATTGGAATTTTTCTCTTACTTCGTTCGGTTCCAGTGTTTCTCGTTGGGAGATTTATGCCGTTCAAGTCGGCGCACTGGACTTTTTTAAATTGAGGTGTTAATTATGCAAAAAGAAAAGTGTTGTAAAACATGTAAGAAACATGACGATTTTACATGGGTATGTTTCAACGGCGACAGTGAACACTGCGCTGATTTTACGGAACCAGATTGTGTTTGCGAATTTTGGGAGGAGAATAAGCATGAGTGATTTGTCTGAACTTCTTAATAGTGGCGGTCTTATTATAAAAGAGCTGGAAAACGAACCGCCCATAGACCCTATAAAGGTAGCAAATTGGTTGATTGATCGCGGATTAAAAACTGGAATCCGATTATACGGAAAAAGTGAACTTAGACAAATTGCCAAACACCTTTTAATTTATTGTGGGGACGAATAATGCAAATAGCAGGAAAAGAAATTAAAGACGAATGTTCCAGATGCGGAAATATCCTCGAATGCGAGTTGTTCCGTCAGGGACATGGAATAAAACAGGAACGTGAGAATATAGCGAAGATGATTGAATGCCAGATGAAGCACAGGGAGGAAAGAGAAAAAAATGATTAAAATTTTAGTTCCTGGAACATTAAAAAGAATAAAATGTGGAAAATGCGGAGCATTGTTGCAGTACGATGAAAAAGAAGATGTTAAAGAAGAAGAAAATAAAATGACAAAATCTCCTTCAAAATTTTCGTGTAAACAAAAATTTATTGCATGTCCACAATGCTGGAATAAGATTATTTTAGATCGCGTTTCTGCCAAATAAAGGAGAAATGACTATGTTCAAGAAATTATGCAATCTCTGGATAAAACACAAAACACAGAACCTTACTCGCATTCCGTTGTTCGTAATGACATTTGACTGGAAGAAATTTCAGAAAGACGGTAAAAAAGATAGTTGCACACTATATTCAATACATCCAGACATTGCAAACGACCCGTTCTTAAAAGAAAAGTTGTCTGAATGCGTGGATTATATTCGAAATAACTATGACATGGAAATATTTACTAAGCTTTAAGGGAGGATGCCATGAGAATTGAAGATTTGAAGAGTTGGACAGTAGATCAGTTGAAAGAAGAACTTGTTCGGTTGGCTGATGAGAGAGAAGCAAAGCAACATGAGATTTTAGACAAGGATAATAAAATCAATCAACGAGCTTCAGGCTGAACTGGATAAAATGTGCGCTTATAACAATGAGTTAAAAAGACAGGTGGACGAAAAGGCAGATACACCATTTTACGACGAATCTGTAGAAATCGCAAAATATCACAGGCAGCACCAGGACGACTGCGTTACAATTAACCAGTTGCATACAACACTTGACGTTCTGATTGACCGATATGCGAATCTGAGAAAGATTCATGGACTGAGCTGATGAGAATTATTTATTCAGGCTCGGACATTGATTTTCTTGACACCACATACAATATCGAGGGAGAATGCCACCGAATGAACATCCCGACTAGGTTTTATCCAGACAGACGCTTGCTTCTGGCAGGGAATACGACCGTAATATACAACAAAACGGAAAATCTTTCTAAAACATGGAAAGCAGATTACATCGGGGACAATTATTTGACAATTTTGACATTGATCAGAAAGGACAACGGTAAATGAGCATTAAAACAGCACTTGAATCAGAAGGAGTAGACTTCTCTGAATATATGAATATACCCGAACCATGGGACGGCTCAGCACAAATTAAAATGGAAAATGGTACAAAATGGGTGATTTGCCCGTTTTGTGGAAAGAAAGCCTTAAAGATTTTCCCGACCACAAAGATTTATCGGATGCCGTACAAATGTAAGGGTAGCAACTGCAAGAAAGAGTTTATGGTGAATGTATGAACAAAAAACGGATTAAATGCTTCTTGACAGGTGGATGCAAGTTCAAAAGTTCTGATACAGAATCGAAATGTAATGACAAAGAAAAGACTTGCACTATTACGGAAACTTGCTACAAATGCGGGAAGAAGTACACTGCTGTATTCACTTACAAACAGTTAGGAATTCCAGTGAGGTGAAGGGAGAGTTTATGAAGAAAATATTTTTTGCTGTGTTATTATTAATGATGCTGTTTGGATTAACAGCATGTCAATCGACAACAAAGAGTTTGGGTGGGACAACCACAATAAAATTAAAACCAGGTGTAAAACTGGAAGAAATCACATGGAAAGACGATGATTTGTGGTATCTTACTCGAGCAATGAGAGATAACGAATCAGCTGAAACACATACATTTGACCAGTCAACTGATTTTGGTTTCGAAGGTCAAGTAATTATTATTGAAAAGAATAAATAAATAAATCAGTCAGAGAGCCAGAAAGGAGTGCCATTATGAGCAACTTGAAGATATTTACAGAAAACATCGAACCAGAAGCGTTAAATCAGATTTATACATTGATAAAACAGCCTGCATTTTCTGAATGTAAAGTACGAATCATGCCAGATGTTCACGCAGGAGCAGGGTGTGTAATTGGATTTACTGCTGATCTCGGAGATAAAGTAATTCCGAACATTGTTGGTGTGGACATTGGATGTGGAATGCTTACAACACAAATTCCTGCCGATGTGGGGACAATAGATTTAAAAAACCTTGACAAAGCAATAAGAAACAATGTTCCGGCAGGAAGAAATGTACGTGACGAAATCATAAATTTTGAAGAATTAGAAGAACTTCACTGCTTCCATCAGCTTAAAAATATCGAATGGATTCGCAGGAGCCTTGGTACGCTTGGGGGCGGAAATCATTTTATTGAAGTTGACACTGATTCAAAAGGGGTAAATTATCTTGTAATTCACACTGGAAGTCGGAATCTTGGGAAACAAGTAGCTGAAATATATCAAAAAATTGCCATAGAAGACATGCAGGGTACAGACAAGCTCGAAACTGAAATACAAAAATTGGTGAAAGAATACAAGCGTTCTGGCAGACGCAAGGAAATCCAACATGGCATTGACGAATTAAAACGAAAATGGAAGCCAGACAAACTGGGTATTCCGAAAGAATTGTGTTACTTGACAGGAGAACACAGAAAACAATATCTGCATGATATGAAAATTTGCCAAGAATTTGCAAGAATAAACAGAAGATGTATACAGAGTGCTATATTTTACAATATGAATTGGACACTCCAAAGAAATACATGGTTTGATACAATTCATAATTATATTGACCACGATACAAACATTGTTCGCAAAGGTGCAATATCAGCTAGACATGGTGAAAAAGTTCTTATCCCAATGAATATGCGAGACGGATGCATTATCGCATTCGGGAAAGGAAACGAGGACTGGAATTGTTCAGCCCCGCATGGTGCAGGACGTATCATGAGCCGATCAAAAGCAAAAGAAAACATATCGTTAGAAGAATTTGAGAAGTCTATGAATGGGATATATACAACATCCGTTCAGAAATCTACGATTGATGAAAGTCCTATGGCTTACAAACCACCGAAAGAAATTATTGATAACATCAAAGATACCGTAGAAATAGTTGATATTATCAAACCTATATATAACTTCAAAGCAAGTGAATAACAGTCAAAGAGCCACATGAGAGCCAGACTAAATCCTAAGAAGAAAGGAGGTCTGGCTCTATTTTTATGCAAAAATTCACAGAAGGTTCGCTTGAATGGTATCGGTCGATTTTAAATCAAATTATTAATGGTGATATGACAGTCTATCAAAACCAGAAAGACTGCCTTGATCTGCTGTTAAATATGAATATTGACCTTCCTTTCAAGGATAATCCAGATGCGCAACAGATGGGAATAAAGGTAAGCCAGTATGCACACAATATCGCGGAAAGGCAAGCTGCTATTACTGGAAGTGGAGATTTTGACGATATTTACTGGAAATATTTGCTGTTGGAAGCACCATGGATTTTTGAAAGCTATTTGTATTACATGGAAAAGAATAGGCCTGACAGTAAGAAGTTTTACGTTCCAAGAAAAAAGACACTTCAAGTAGTTGCCCAAGATTTACAAGATTTGGAAGAGAGAAAAATTGAGTTTTACGGTTTGTCGCTTCCAAGCCGAGTTGGGAAAAGCACCATGTGCATATTTTTTATGTCATGGATAATGGGTAGAAGACCAAATAGTCATAATGCCATGGGCGGTCACTCCGGAAAACTGGCTAAAGGATTCTATGGCGAACTGCTCAATCTGATCAATACGCAAGAATATACATATTCAGAAATATTTCCGACTTTAAAATTGCAGAAACAGAGTGCAGATGATTTTGAAATCAATCTTGATAAACCCGACCGCTTCGCGACTATGACTTGCCGAGGAATTGAAGGAACATGGACGGGTGCTGTCGATATTTCTCCTGACGGATATTTGTATGTGGATGACCTTGTAAGAGACAGACAGCATTCATTAAGCCCTACTCGACTGGAAAATACATATCAAGAATATCTAAATAAAATGGTTGACCGTAAAATTGATGGGGCAAGAGAGCTGATGGTTGGAACAAGATGGAATCTGTACGACCCATTAGGAAAGATTGAAAAACTCAATCGAGATAATCCGCTGTATAGGTTCCGCAAGATTCCTGCCTTGAATGACGATGGTGAATCAAACTTCGAATATGATTATGGAGTTGGCTTTTCTACAAAGTATTATGTGGATATGAAAGCCAGACTTGATGCTAACGAATGGGAGGCTAAATATCAACAGAGACCATTTTTACGAGAAGGGATTATATTTGCAGAAGATGAATTGAGATATTACAACGGAATTCTTCCCGAAGGCGGTTTTGTGAGAAATATATCTGCTTGTGATGTGGCATGGGGTGGTGGCGACAGTTTGTCGATGCCCGTAGGAGCGGAATTTGAAAATGGAGATATTTACATTTATGACTGGATTTTTAATACAGGTCCTAAAGAGGTGACGCTTCCATTAGTTGTCGGAAGAATTATGGGGAATAAAATACAAAACATTAACTTTGAGGCAAATAATGGTGGAGATATGTACGCATATTATGTGGGCGAGCGATTGAAAGAACATATGTATTCGTGCAGTACAACCAGTACAAAAGCTCCGTCAAAGCAAGCCAAAAAAGAAAAAATAAATCAATACTCAGGAGATGTAAAAAATAGATTTATATTTTTAGCTCCGAAATATCGCAGCCGAGAATATGAAAATGCCATGGAAGAATTAACCACTTTTGTATATATTGGGGACAATGATCATGACGATGCACCTGACGGGGTAACGCAACTTATGATGTCAATCACAGAAAAAAGGCTTGCAGAAGTTTCGGCAGTACAGAATCCATTTTGGGGAAGGAGATAATATGACCACAAGAGAATATTTAGGGCAAATTCAGAAATATGACAAGCTTATTAAAAATAAAAAATACGAAGAAGAACATTTAAGAAGTCTTGCTCTTGGGCTTAAATCGTTCTCATATGGTGAAAAAGTTCAGTCTACTCCGAATCACAATCAAATGACCGATGCCGTAAGCGAACTTGTTGACATTCAAACAGAAATCAAAAAAATGGTTATTGAATACACAAAGAAAAAGCAAGACATTATTGAAACAATAGACAAGGTGAGCGATATCAATTCAGATTTGTATGATCTGCTGTTTAGGCGATATGTAAAAGATGAAAGGCTTGAAATGATTGCCTGTGAAATGGGATATTCCTATTCTCATGTGAAATTATTGCATTCGAAAGCACTGAATATCGTCAAAAACATTAAGAATTTTGAAAGTTAATACCTGATAATACTGAATAATACCTGCATATATTATATAATATAAGCTGTAAAATAAGCACCGGGAAGAACCCTTGGTGCTTTTTTCATGCAGAAAAATAGGAGGACAGGCAGTGGGGAGAAACAAAATAAATTTTGTTGACCTATGCCAAGGCGAGTTTGGCAGAAAAACTGCCTATACTGGCGTAGACCAGATTACTCCCCAAAATGTGGCACAGGTCCTTTCTGATACAATCGGAATCCATAACAGGAATAGAACCCTGATGGATTATCTTTACAGATATTACAAAGGCGATCAGCCAATTTTATATCGTGAAAAACTTGTTCGCCCAGAGGTCAACAATAAAGTTGTTGAGAATCATGCCCTTGAAACAGTCAAATTCAAGGCAGGACAGATATACGGAGAACCTATTCAGTATGTCTGCAAGAAGAAAAAAGCGAGTGAAGAAACAAACGAACAAGTTGATAGGCTCAATGATTATCTGGACGAAGCCAATGCAGACGCCAGAAATATTCAACTTGGGATATACCAGAGCGCAGTAGGAACTGCATATAAAGCAATCTTGAGAGAGGATGAATGGACAAAGGATGGAGACTTACCACCTTTCAGAATATTTATCCCATCACCGCAGGATGTATATATTGTTTATTCAAGCGTTACTGGCAAACCAGTGCTTTCCGTCCAGATTTTAAAAGACGAGGACAATCAGCAGTATTACCAGTGTTATTCTTCCAGACAGTATTTCAAAATACAAAATGGAGCGGTAACAGAATCTGGAATCAATGGTTTTGGCGGTATTCCTATCATTGAATATCCAAATAATCACGACAGACTTTCTGACATTGAAATTGCGATCACAATGTATGATGCAATCAACAAATATCAATCTGACAGACTGAATGGGGTTGAACAGTTCGTGCAAGCCCTAATGAAATTCAAAAACTGTGAGATTGATGAAGCAGAATTTGTAAAAATGATAAAACTCGGTGCTGTATCTGTAAAAGACGTCGGGAATGGAACACAATCAGATGTTGATTTAATGACTGCTGAACTAAATCAGTCAGAAAGTCAGGTTGCTAAAGATGATATTTACAACAATATACTGATTGTAGAAGCAATGCCGAATCGACAGGGCAATACCGGTGGAGACACAGGAAATGCAGTGTATCTGAGGAATGGTTGGGATTTTGCAGAACGAGACGCAAAATTGGTAGAACCATTTACGAAAGAAGCGGAAAAAGCATCCGCCAGAATTATTTTGAATATTATCCGAAAAACTTCAATGGACGTAAATATTTCAACTAGAGATTTTGATGTAAAAATCACCAGAAACCCGACAGATAACATGCTTGTCAAAGCGCAGGCACTTGATTATCTGTTCAAAAATAAAATTCATCCGCTTATTGCGCTGATTACTTGCGGATTATTTAGTGATCCACAAAAAGTATATGAAATGAGTTTGCCATATCTCGGAACCATTTATCCGGAATTGGCAGACCCAGACTCAGAGTTGCAGAAAGCGCAAGATTTGCTGAATGGCTTCAATAAGGATGTGATTTCAGAATGAGTATTTCATCATACGATGAATTAAATATCAGGCCCAACAATCGCAGAAGTGAACCGTATAAAGAATATTTCAGCAAAATGTCAATATCAGACAAAGAAAAGCAACAAAGGATAGCTTTTTCTGAACAAATGGAAGAAGTTGTCCTTTATATTTTAGCGTTGATAGAAACAACCATAGAAAGTGGAGAATCAGATCAAGAATACATTCAGACTCAATTTTACGACAAATATCTGGATGTAATTGCTTCGTATATGCTTATAGACACATATATCAAGCAATATGCTCTTGACGTGACAAAACAAATTATTGATGCAACATTTGAAAGATTTTCTGCCGAAGACAAAAGCATTACTGATGATTATTACCTGTCAAATGACCGGACAATGTTTATTTCAGAATGCGAAGCTAATTCGATACTGAATTACAGACAGTATTCAAAAGCTGTGAAAGCAGGAAAGACAAAGAAGAAATGGATTGACGTAGGAGACAAAAGGGAACGAAAGACACACCTTGAAGTCGGAGGAACCATACTCCCGATTGATGAGCCGTTTTCGGTTGGAGATAGCTTACTACAATTTCCAAAAGACACCTCGCTAGGAGCTTCGGCAGATGAGGTTGTGAACTGCCGGTGTTCAATTCAATACAGTTGATTTAGAGACGAGTAAAATCGTCTCTTTTTTATTAAAAAAAATATGCATCCCGATAGCGTAATCATGGGAGACACCTTGAGCTGAGCGAACAGCGTAAAAAAAGCGTATTGGTGAAAGGAGATTTCAATGACAAGAGAAGATGTAAAGAAGATCTTTCCAGATGCAACCGATGAGCAGATTACCTCTTTCCTGAATCAGTCAAATTCTGATGTGGCTAAGGAAAAAGCCAAAAATCAGAAATTAAAAGAAGATGCAGAAAAAGCAAAAGCGTTGGAAACAGAACTGGAAGAACTGAAAAAGCAGAACATGAGTGAAGCTGAAAGAACAGAATTGGAGCATCAGAAAGAGAAAGCAACAAATGAAAAAAGAATTTCTGATCTCGAATCTGCACTTAAAGCAGCTCAGAAAGACGCTCTGACAGGTAAAATCACTTCTATTTTTGCGAGTGCAGGAATGAAAGGAGATGCCTACGCAGGAGCAATCAAAGCATTTTCAAATATGGATGCTGAAGATGCACTCAAAGAAGCCCAGACTTTTGTTGATGGAATTTCCGAAGTAAATAAATCAACGCTTGATACCGCAAAAGCCGCATGGGAAAAAGAAGCCCTTGAAAAGACACCTAATCCGGGTGGCGGTAAATCTGGTGGAGAACCAGAAAAGAAAAGCGAAGCATCTGAATATGCAAAAGCGTACTCAGCAAAAATGTGTCCAGAAAATAAACCGGCAGATGATAATGCCCCAGTAAATATTTAAGAAAAGGAGATTTAGATTATGGCTTTTATGAAAACAGAGCAGTACGAATCCACACCTAATATCCTCGAATCCGAGGTAGGACTGGTACTTAAAACCTATACAGCAGAACAGACAAATGCTGAAACCGTTGGAACTAAGAAGATTATCAAGGCAGGTTCTGTATATCCGACAAACGCAACTGGTGCTAAAGGCATTGTGTTTGAAGACGTCGATATGACAGACGATACAAAACGACCGATTTCCGTAATTGTTGCAGGACGTGTTCTTGAAAAAAGACTTCCGGTAACAGTAGAAACCACTGCGAAAACAGAGCTTGAAAAAGCAGGTATCGTTTTTGTAACCACTACAGACCCAGAATTTTAAGGAGGTAAGCAGATGCCATTTAATATTTTAGAATCAATCACACAGGAAGAAAGACTTAACTTTTCTCAAGATTTCAGCGTAAAAAGACCGGGCATTCTTGACACCATCTTCCCGGATGTCAAAACCCAGTTCCTGAAAGCTGAATACTACAGACTTATGGCTGGACAGAGACTTCCAGAGGTAGCATTTGTTCATGCGCTTGATACTGAAGCAGAAATCGGGACAAGACCGGGCTTCGAAAAAGTTCTGACTGAAAAGCTCTTTATTAAGAGAAAAATCAATCAGTCTGAGAGATTACAGCAGGCAATTGAAAACGGTGTGCCGGATGACGAGAACTTAAAGAGATTTGTATTTGATGATGCAGCTAACCTGTTTGAAGGCGTTGTTGCCAGAGCAAATGTCATGAAAGGACAATTCCTTTCTACAGGTGCCGTAAAAGTCAAAGAGAACAACGTGGATATGAGCATTGATTATGGCGTTCCGTCCAGCGCAAAGGTAGAAATGTCAGATTGGTCTAAACCGGATGCAGATATCATGGGTGATATCCAGAAGATGGTTGCTGTTGCAGAGGATAATGGTTTTGTGGTAAACAAAGCCCTGACATCCCTTAAAATGATTAATTACATGAGAAATAACACTGCAATGCAGACAGCAGTCTTAGGAGCAGCAAACAAACGTCTCTTAACAAAACAGGAACTTGCAAATCTGCTTATGCAGGAATACGGAATCACAATTGATCGTTGTGACGAGAAATTCAGATTCAGAAAAGCAGATGGTTCACTCAAAACAGGAAGATACTTCAAAGAGAATGTATTCACTTTGTATGAAGCAGAGCCGAACGGTTCATTTGGTACTGGACTCTGGGGCGTAACACCAGAGGAACTTGAATACAGACAGTTTATTCAGGAAGAAAATCGTTCCTTTGTAACACTGTCCATGTGGGCTACACAAGACCCAGTTGCAGTTTGGACTAAAGCATCAGGTATGTTTGTTCCAGTAGCAGCAAAAGCTAATGGCGGTATCGTAATCGGTACCAAAGCGGGGGAATAAACGGGCATAGTCTCGACGAGAACAGCCAGTCACCATCTGTAGCAAGTGTTAAACACAAGTATACAGAAAACGAGCTGTCAAGCATGACAGTGGTTCAACTGAAACAGCTCGCAAGTGACAATGGCTATGCCCTGACATCGACAAATAAGGCTGGTATTATCTCTGAAATTTTATCTCAGCAAGGGTAGGTGATCTTGAATGAACGAAGAACTTGTGAATGATCTGAAAGAATATCTATCCGATGATGCGGAAACTGACGGTATGATTTCTTTGTCTGTGAAGCGTGCAATTCGTTCATTCAAAAAGAAACGCAACTATCCGTCTGGATATACAGACGAAAAAATCAATACCGATATGGAATGCTGTTATGATTGCATATTTGATCTGGCTCTTTATTTCCTTGTGAAGCAGGGAGCCGAGTTCCAAGAATCGCACTCTGAAAATTCAGTAAGTCGAAACTGGGAATCCGAAACAGAAATATATATTAATCATGGCGTTTTTCCATTTGCAGGAAGTTTAATTTAACTAAGATGGTTGGGTCACGTGGCACGGTATTTTTGTCCTCCCGGAGTGCCGCTGGGTTGCTTATATTCAGTAGGGAAAAGCAAATGTTAAGGGAGTGAAGAAAGGAACTGGCGATGGGATGTGAACATGAATGTTTTAATGAACACCGCATAGAAGAACTGGAAAAGAATTTTCAGCTGATGCAAGAGAAGCAATCTGATCGTAGTAAAGAGTTTTATGAGCGTATCGGGGAACTGGAAAGAAAGACAGCATTAAGTGAGAATGACTTGAACCATATCAAGTCAACTGTGGATGAGATGAATAACAATATAAAGACTCTCATGGCAGTCCCGGGAAAGCGTTACGATACAATCATTGTATGCGTTATTACAGCGATTGTCAGCGCAGTTATCGGTTTTATGTTAAGCGGTATTCTTCCAGTTTGATTCCACTTGTAAGGGAGGACGGTGGAAATATGAATTATACAGACTTTTCAGAAGATGAAAGAAAATTTTATTTAAAAGAAGCAGGCTTTGATTCCAGAGAAGAAAAACTGTTTCGATTACGGGCCTATGGCGAAAAGACACTATGGGAAGCATCTGAACTTATGGGGTATAGTCCGAGAACCATAGACCGAATTAACAAAAGAATAAAGAAGAAAATTTCCAAAGTTGCCCCGATGTATTGTCGGGGCTTTTCTTTGTATTATGGCGAAAACGTGGCGAAATAGTGACGTTCAAAAACAGAGTTCCTTCCTATATAATATAATCATAGGAGAAAACACAATGATTATGTTAAGAAACCCTTACGAGGGTATATGGGAAAAGCATCGTTCCATAGATGATATGGACATGATTCTTGAATCCCGGATAGGAGGAATAGATTATGGCAGGTTATCCGTATTATCCACAACAGCCAATGATAAACAATCCATACGGGCAAATACAGCCGTATCAGGACAGGCTGGCGCAATTGCAGAATAATTACCAGCAGGCAATGCCTTATGGTCAAATACAGATGCAACAGTTACAGCCGGTTCCACAGTCCCCTATGCTTCAAGGACAAATGGTGGATGGGATTGATACTGTAAAGGCTAAAGATGTGGATATGTCCGGCAATCCTGTTTACTATCCAAAAACAGACGGAACTGAAATTTACAGAAAACAGCTTCAATCCGATGGAAGGAGCAGAATTTTTGTTTACCGACTCGTAAATCCAGATGAACAGCAATCTAAGCAAGATGAAAAACAGATTGATATTGAAGCAATGTTTAATCAGCTTCGGAATGATGTTTGCTCTGAGATTTCTGAAATAAAGAGCATGTTTCCGACACAGATGTCGGGGACATCGGAACCTAAGCAGAATGGAGGTAGGCAGAGATGAATTTCAACCCAAACGCCATGATGAAAAAGAAATTTGAGAAAATGATTTCTCAGAGGTTCGGAAGTGTTGACAACATGATGAGCGATATGAGTAAATTTGCAGGAAATAATCCAACATTGAAGAATGCGTTGGATTTATACAAAAAAGGTGATACAGACCAGTTACATCAAATACAGCAAAATGTATTCAACGAAAAACATTTATCTCCAGATGGAATTATACAAAAATTCCTTGGATTATAACACTTCCCCACAATTGGGTGATTAAAAATCGCTACAATTCGGGACGACAGCCGCGGATGTCTCCTATTGTAAATAAAATTTAAGGAGACTAAAAACATGATGAATGGTTCAAATTACAGTCTTAGTGACATTGCTGCCGCTACAGGCTCTAATAATCGCGCCAATGATATGTGGGGCGGTGATGGCTTTTCACTTATCTGGCTCGTCCTGATCTTTGCTATCTTTGGATGGGGAGGTTTTGGCGGCTGGGGCGGTGGCTTCGGCGGCAATGGTGGAAACGGTGCAAATGGTGCTGGATTCCAAGGATGGGCCACACGTGCGGATATTAATGAGGGCTTTGCTCTTAACGATATTCAGAACGGTATCAGAGGTATTCAGCAGGGTATTTGCGACAGTACATATGCACTCAACAATACCATGCAGAGTGGCTTCAACGGCGTGAACGTTGGAATGCTTCAGGGCTTCAACGGCGTTCAGCAGGCAATTAATGCTGACACTGTAGCGAATATGCAGAACACAAACGCATTGCAGTCTCAGTTAGCGAACTGTTGCTGCGAAACAAGAGAAGCTATCCAGGGCATCAACTACAACTTAGCTACCAATACTTGCGCTCTCCAGAACACAATGAATAACAACACCAGAGACCTTCTGGAAAATCAGAACAGCAATACAAGAGCAATCCTTGATTATCTTTGCCAGAAAGAGACAGCAGACCTCAGAGCAGAGAATCAGGCACTTAAACTGGCGGCTTCACAGTCCGACCAGAATGCGGTATTACAGGCGGCTATGAACGCAAATACAGCAGAAATTCTCAGACGCACTGCACCACTTCCGGTTCCGGCATATCCGGCAAGTAATTTGTATGGATATTACGGAAACAACGGATGTGGATGCAACAGTGGTTGCTGCTAAGTAACTCACCCTTAGAGGTTGACTAAATTCTAAGAGGTGGGTTGCGGCTCACCTCTTATTTGATTGAGAGGTATAAAATATGAGTTGTAAAAATGTTTGTAAGCTTTGCAGCCATCTTGTAATCAGCCAGTCTGTATCGTTTACCGGTGGCAATCTTGTAATCACACTCCCGGCAGGCAGTTATTCCAATGGAGAAAAGTATTGCATTGTGATCGCACAAAGTATACCAGAAGCCACCACAATTACCGCCCCGGTAATGATTCAGATAGGAACAGGAACAACTTTGTATCCGCTAGAGAATCGTTACTGCGCACAGGTTACGGCTTGCGGAATAAGAACCAGAACGAAGTACGCAACCAGAGTAGCTACAAGTGCAACTGGCGGAGTATTCAAGATGTTGGGAAATCCAGCTTGTAGTCCGAGTAACAATTTAACAGCAATTAATGGTACAGCCCCAACGACAGACACACCTGTTACACAGGCTGCCAGAAAGGGGGCAATGTAATGCATAAAGTTGCAATGGAAATGGGAAAGTGGGCTATGGAAAAAGCCAAAGCGCATGGATTTGACAATCTTAGTTCTCAGGACTGGGACGATCTGAAAGATTGCTTAGAAGCGGTAAAATGCGCAATCTGTGCAGATAAAGATTATCGAATCGTAGAAGCTATGGACGAATGCGAGCAGGAAGAGAAATATCTTGGACGCATGGGATATGACAGATATCGTTATTCCAATGGCAGATTTGCCCCAAAAGGCAAAGGAAGCCGTATGGGATATAAACCATATCTGTACATGGAAGATGATGACTGGATGAATGAATATCTGAATAATCCAGAATTTGAACGCAATATGTACCGCATGGGATATCACCCAGAATATTCGGACAGGAATATGGGGAATGATGGCATGAATCGTCAGCAGTCCAGATATGGTGAAACCTACGACAGATACAGCGAGAATCGCAGACATTACCATGATTCCAAAGACGCTGAATCCAAGAGAAAAATGGATGATTCCATGAAAGAGTATACAGAAGATATCATCCGCAATATGAAAGAAATGTGGGACGATGCAGACGCATCAATCAGACAGCAGATGAAAACTGACTTGACACGTTTTATACAGCAGATGAATTGAACATGAAATGAATTTTGCCCTTGTTACAGGAATGTAGCAGGGGCTTTTTAGTTATGGAGGTACATAATATGCCAAGAAAAAAAGCGGAAGTCAAAATTAAAATGATTTGCGAGAAATGTGGAAAACCACAGAAGCCAAGTGCTGACAAATCAACAACTAATTGGAATGTATATGACTGTCATGAAAAATGTAAATGTGGTGGAAAATTCGTAATGAAATTTGAGGATTGATTATGGAAAATTTGACTGTAAATATTTTAGGAACCAAGTACAAAATATATTTCAGGAATGAAAAAGACGACGATTTACTTGATGGAAAAGGCAGAGATGGATACACGGATATGTCCGCGCACGAAATTATAGTGTGTAACAAAAAAGATGATTGTGAATTAAGAAATTACGAAAATTGGAAGAAAAACATTCTACGTCATGAAATTGTTCATGCTTTTTTATTTGAAAGTGGACTTGATTCTTCGTCTGCCAATTTTTATGGAACATGGGCTACGAACGAAGAAATGGTTGATTGGTTTGCAATTCAATCTCCAAAGATTTTTAAAGTATTCCAAGAACTTGATTTAATTTGAAAAGGATGGTGATAAACCATGCTAAGACAATTTTATATGAACGGAGACCTATGGAGAGTGCAGTTCGTATCTCCGCACGACAGCGTGTTAATTGACCGTACAGGCAATAGAACGCTTGGGGTATCGGATTATTCCACCCATATTATTTCAATCGCAAATAGCCTATATGGAGAGCTTCTGAACCGTGTTTTCATTCATGAATTAGGCCATTGCGTGATGTTCAGCTACGGTCTATTGCCAGAACTTCACCGCATGGTCAAGAAACGATATTGGGTTGATGCAGAAGAATGGTGTTGCAATCTTCTGGCCGACTATTCTTGTTTCGTTATTGGCACAGCCAGAGATATTTTAGGAAACCAGTTCACATATGTGGCTCCTATCGGGGCAGAAAGGATGATTGCATAGATGGCAAAAGCAGAAAACACAGTTATTTTTGATGGAATCAAGTACAATCCCGGTGACGAATTACCGGATTTAGGCAGTTGGGTATGTACAGACGCAAGAGGTATGGTTCGTGATTACGAGGGACTTTCAAAAGACGTATCAAAGCTCCCGCATTATGTACAGAGTGGTTCTTCGGCGTTGTGCCTTGATACTTCTGAATTATACGAATATCACAAACCTACCGATACATGGTACAAACTGTAAAGGAGAAGCGCATATGGCATTAACAGCAAAGAAAGTATATGCAATATTAAAACGCCAGATTTCCGATATGGAAGCAAAATTAAATAGCCCTGTAAGATACAGAGGTACAGTTGCGACTGCTGATTTGCTTCCATTAAATCCAGACATTGGCGATATGTACAATATCGAGTCTAAATCCATTTACGGCGAAGCAGGAATGAATGTGGCATGGAACGGCGTAGTTTGGGACACCATGGGCGCTCCAATTGATATGTCACTGTATCTCACAAAAGAAGAAGCAGAGAGGGTAATACAAAGACTAGTTACGGAATACTTTGAAAAGAATCCAGTCAAGCCCGGAGCTACGACAGAACAGGCGCAGCAGATCGAGCAGAACAAGACAGACATTGCTTCACTGAAAACGGAAACTGGTTCGCTAAAGGAAGATATATCCACCAAAATCACTAAGTTCTACGCCAGTAATCAAGGGGAGACGCATCTGGCAGACTCTGATGACGGAAAGATCATGGATATGGTGCTGTATGGACGGAGCGAGCAGAAACAGTATAGTGGGAAGAATTTGCTGAATCCTACGTTACAGACTACTACACAGAATGGTGTTACTTGTACGAATAACGGTGATGGGACTTATACTGTAAATGGTACAGCGACAGGCATTGCAGTTTTTATTGTATATTATAATTTTGCAGATGTATATGGTAGTGCAAGCTCCCTTAAAATGGTTGGTTGTCCTAGTGGTGGTTCAGCACAAAAGTATTTTCTCCGATCATACAGAAAAGGTGGAAATCCAGAAATCTTAGATGAGTATGGTTCTGGAATATCAATTGGCAGTTTTAAAGAATCTGAAAGTAGCATAGCAATTATAGTTAAAAGTGGCGCAACAGTAAATAATCTAATATTTAAGCCAATGCTTACAACAGATACAACAGCTACTTATGCAGATTTCGAACCATACACCGGCGGCATCCCAAGCCCAAACCCTGATTATCCGCAGGAGATTAAGAGCGTTGTGAATCCAACGGTGAAGGTGTGTGGGAAGAATTTATTGAAAGCCACATTGCAGACTGCCACAGTGAATGGCGTTACTTGTACCAATAATGGAGATGGAACATATACACTGAATGGAACTGCGAGTGGAGGAAACCCGTCATTTAGAATCGGAAAGATAATTGCAAAGAGCGGTCGGAAATTGGTTGGATCTCCAGGAGCAGCTGGAAGTTATGTGAGTTATCTTCCAAACGGTACGTGGAATAACGTAACAGAAGAAAAGGGCGATGGTTCTATAATATCTAATATTGGAAAAGGTACTGATGAAATTGCGATAGTTGTTTTAAATGGTACAACCGTTAAAAACCTCCTCTTCAAACCAATGCTCACCACCGATCTCACCGCCACCTACGACGATTTCGAACCCTACCACGAACAGACCGTCACCATCCCATACACATTAAACGCAATTCCTGTTTCAAGTGGTGGTAACGTCACAATCGGCGGACAGCAGTATGTGAGTGATTACTTTGATGTCGAGCGGGGGAAGTTGGTGAGGATGGTTGACGATGTAGAAGCGAAAAACTATATATGGGATTTATATCCTAGTGGAAATAATATGCCTAGACGCTTTGGGATGAATGATGCAATCAGATTTAATATGCCAGCTGATATCAGAATAATGTCTTCTCATTTTAAACAAATAGCAGCGAATACCAGAACCGATTTATCAACTTGGTTCCAAACATATTATATTGCAATAGTCGATATGAATGAGAAATGGAAAAATTCTGAAGCATTAATTCAATGGTTTTCAGAAAATAATGTGCATTTTTATCTGCCTTTAAAAACTTCAACAGAAATAGACCTCACACCCGAAGAAGTACAGGCACTCAAAGCACTTGTAACATATTATCCAACCACAAACATCAGTGTCAATTCAGAACAGCTTGACGGATATACAGTATTCAACTATCCAATAAGCATGGCAAATGGGTGGAACTATGTAAAACAGCAGATTGGCGATACGAGGGATTATATTTATGATATGGACGCACGCACGCAGGATACTGATTTACAGGCGGCAGAAGCCTATGTCAACAGCGAATATGCAGTAGCATTAACAGAATTGGAGGTATGATTATGTTATATAGAACATTATTAAAACTTAAAGAAAGAAACGGTCTGACAGACGATTTAAAGAATAAGATTGATATTTTCTTCGCAACGGGCAGGATTACAGAGGAGCAGTACAATGAGCTGATGGATATTAATAAAGAAGAAGAACCGAAAGCGGAAACTAATTAACTAAAGAGGGCTTTAGTTAAGTAAAAATCTCTCATAAATTCACTAAAATATCTATCCAGATAGAGCAAACAGTGCTATAATCACTATAACAGAACACAAAAAAAGAGGAGCTGGACTCCCGTCTACCAAACAAAAAGTCCAACTCCAAGCACCACAAAGGGTACGGGTATATTATAGCACAGTACTCTCCCTTTGTGAACCCAAAAGGAGGGTATTTTTTATGAGAGATAAATTCGTGAATGGGTTCATGACCAAGTTGTATGAAGAAATTCCAGAAGAATATCTTGAAACAGTCAGAAACAAACTGGCGTTGTATGTAAATGATTTTGATATTAGCCAAAGAGAAACAGCAGTTGTAAAGTATACTGGATATTTGCCAGATTTCTACAAAACTTACATTGTAAGTAGAAAGATCGAGGGTTTGAGTAAAAAGACGCTCGAACTCTACAATCTTTACCTGGATGATTTCTTTTTCACAGTCAATAAAAAAGCTGAGGACATTACTGCGAATGATATTCGTGTATATCTGTATAACGCTCAGGAAAGCAGAGGATTGAGTAATCGAACACTTGATAGCAGAAGAACTGCCATACACGCTTTCTTCGAGTGGGCTGCAAACGAGGGATATATAGGCAAGAACCCATGTAGAGTTATCAAAAATATCAAATATGAGCGTATCGAAAAGCAACCTCTGACAGATATGGAATTAGAGAGAATCAGGCAAGCGTGCGAAACCGTACGTGAAAGAGCATTAGTTGAATTTTTGTACAGTACTGGAACTAGGGTTACAGAAGTATGTGGTGTAAAGAAAACAGATATAGACTTTTACAAAGGCGAAGTAGTTGTTTTGGGGAAAGGCAATAAGCATAGAACAACATACCTAAATGCCCGGTGTAAATTACTTTTAAAACAATACTTCGCAATTAGAGATGATGAGTCGGAATATCTTTTTGTAAGCGAAAGAAAGCCACATAAAGTACTCAAGAAAGAAGCAATTGAAAGAATTGTACGAATAATCGGTGAGCGGTCAGAACTGGATAGACCTCTGACACCACATCTATTTAGGCATACTCTTGCGACTCTTATGCTTCAAAGAGGTACGCCGATTACTGAGGTGCAGAAGATTCTTGGACATGTCAACATTAACACGACAATGATCTATGCAAAGGTATCTAATGAAGATGTAAAAGTGTCTCATATGAAATATGCAATATAAGATTAAAATAAAAAGACTCTTTTTGAAGGGAGAAAACGCTATGAGAGGATTGAAACGTCAAAAACAGACAGTGTATTGGTCAAGGGTAACTGAATACCTTGACGGGATAGACACAATCAAAACGTACCAAAAGCCAGAATTACATCACCTCTCCGTATCTGCGACTGCCGGAACGCCAGAGGAATTATCCGCCGGTTATATCCCGGATTATGACAGGTATATCACAAACTTCGACCGCAACTTCAAGCCACAGACTGCCGATGTATTCTGGATTGACCGCAAACCAGAACTGACCGACGCAGGAGAACTTGTTTTAGGTGAAGATGGAGAGCCTGCAGTCCCACCAGATTACCGCCTAAAAAAGATTCTTGATACCCAGAAAGGCAATGTGGCACGATACGGTATTAAGTACACAGGAGATGGCTCAGATGGCGAATAAGACTATCAAAATGGAATTGTCGCATAAATCTATACAGGACACAATAAAGCAGCTCAGAGTGTATCAGAAGTCGCTTGCAAGCAAGAATGAGGAATTTGTCCGCAGGCTGACAGAACTTGGAATCCCGGTCATAGATGAAAACATAGCATTGGCGCAAGGCGATTCTGAAAAAAATCATAACACCTATATCAGAATCAATAACTTTGGTGGTTATTCTCAGGCGACGCTTGTGTGCGAAGGCTCTGACCTTTTGTTCATTGAGTTCGGGTCGGGCATTCACTACAACACTCCGGCGGGAACCAGCCCACATCCAAAAGGACAGGAATTTGGATATACAATCGGTTCATACGGGCAAGGGAACGGAAAGAATGAATCGTGGGTTTATTATTCCGATTCTGGCGAATGGGTACGCTCTTATGGTACTGAAGCCACCATGCCAGTTTATAAGGCAAGCGTAGAAATCATGCAGAGTATTAGAAAAATTGCAAAAGAAGTGTTTGCATCATGAAAGTTAATACCTGATAATACTGAATAATACCTCTGTCTTTGATATACTATAACATATAAAAGCATCTACCTGAGTGGTGGGTGCTTTTTTCATGCAAAAAAACATAGAAAAGGAGAATGTAAGCATGTTAGTAGAAACAATGATTATCAAAAAAGTAGAAACGAGCATTGTCACAAGCCTAGATGTCGCAGAAACTTTTGAAAAAGAACATAAAAGAGTATTGCAGGACATTAGAAATTTAGGATGCAGTGAAGAATTCGGACAGCACAATTTCGTGCTTTCCTCATACACAAGCATCCAGAATAAAAAACAACCTATGTACTGTATGACGAGAGATGGATTTACGCTTCTTGTTATGGGATACACTGGCGAAAAAGCCATGAAGTTCAAAGAAGGATACATTCGCCAATTCAATGCAATGGAAAAAGTTCTTTTGGGAAAAATCAGAGAACGAGACAAAGGCATTGCAGTAAGACAGGCATTGACCAATGCGCTTAAAGAATCACAGGAAAACAAGAGAATGCATGGTCATGCGTATTCAACGTATACGGATATGGTGTACCGAACTTTATTTGGAAGAACCGCAAAACAGCTTCGAGAGGAAAAGGGACTGTCTACAAAAGATAATCTGAGAGATTTCTTGACAGAAGAAGAGCTAAAAGCTGTCCAGTCAAAGGAAATGCTTGTTAGTGGCTTGATTGACTGCGGATGGGGATATTCTCAAATAAGAGATCTCCTTAAGACCAGTCTCAGAATATGCTAGAACAGGCGGGGTGATATAAAATGCCAGACACGATTAACAACCCAGTATCAGAAGTATTTTCTAGGTGGAGTAAAGATATTCAACCAACAGTCGGCAAAGGCAATTTTTCCATGGAAAAAAGCCAGACAATAGCATCTGGTAAAACGAAATACGCCAGATTGTTCATGATGGGGAATCCTACGCAGTCAACAAGTCTCGAAGGTCACGAATGCGCAACAGTTCTTTCGTTTCAAACGGAAAGTTACGCATCTGGGACAAAGGCTTTATCGACTGCATACGAAATCGACAGCAAAAGTCATCAGGCTATGGTTTCGATGGGCTTTCGCCGGACATACGGACCGGAAGAAGTCGCAAATTCCGAAAAGAGTTTCAAACGAATCATAAGCCGGTACAGTAGAATTTACACCGGGCAATTATTGGAAGCGTAACAGCTTCTATTTTTTTATACCAAAAAAGAAAGGAGAGTGTCCTATGAGTAAAGATAAATTACAATGGCTGAAAGCTGCAGGAATCAGAGCTGTTAAGACAATTGCTCAGACAGCAGTTGCGACAATCGGAACCGCGACAGTCCTTGGAAGCGTTGACTGGAAGATGGTCGTATCTGCGTCCGTTCTTTCCGGCGTTTTATCCTTGCTTACATCTGTAGCAGGGCTTCCAGAACTGAAAACAGGCACAGATGAATAGAAAGGACGGTGATCCTTTTATCTCCCGGATGCAGGGTTACGCATCAGAGCCATGTGGCTCTTTTTTATTGTGATTTTATAGCTGAAAAGCAGAAAGGAGCCGAATATGGCAGAAAAAGGAAATATAGCAGGCGTAAGTACCGTTGGTTCGCTTACTGGATATGCAGTCGAAACAACAGCAGGTACTAAACCGACAACATTTAAACTTCTTCACAGAATCAATGCTTCTGATGAAATCAAAATTGACGTGGAGACAATCGACGCTTCCGCACTTGAAGATGAAGTCGAAAGAACTATTGCAGGACGTGGTTCTACAGGTGGTACATTCAACGTAACTGTGAATGTAACTGATGAAACTATCACTGAATGGGAAACCTTAATCAGCGAATATAAAACAGGAAAAACAGATGGAAAATCTATGTGGTATGAAGAATATTTCCCGTCTCTTAAGAAAGCATTCTTCACAAAAATCGAGCCACCGACAATCATTCCTAAACCGGCGAGAGATCAGAATGGCCTGTTAACCGTTGAAATGTCTCTTACTATCAATGAATATGTCGGCCCGAGTGAAGCAGTAGTTCCAACTGACAGCGGCCTTTAAACACATTTGGGAGGACAAATAATATGTATAAAGTTTTAAAAATCGGCGGCAAAGACTACAAACTTGAATATGGAATTGAAGCATCACTGTTTGATGATTGTGTGAAATCCGTAATGAATATGCTGGTTTCCACAAGCGGTGGAACGGACAGGAGTCTTAAGGAAATGGTTTCTGGAATGAGTAGTATTCCAAATACTGCACTCAATGCGTTCTATGCCGGATTACTTCAATATCACGGCAACCATTCTGACGGTGATGGCACTGTCCCGGACTTAGATACCGCCAAAAAACTTGCAACACAGTATATGACCGAACATAAAGATGATGAGCAGGGTAACTTCTATGGCCTTTTCGCCATGTGCATTGAACAGATGGAGGAAGATGGTTTTTTCAAGTTAACCGGTCTGGAAACCTTCATGGACAACATGAATGCGGCAATGGACTCTGTGAAAGCGAAGAAAGCGCCGAAGAAGCCAACAGATCACCTGAAAAAAGCTACAGTGAAATAATCTGGGATGAATTATATCCAATGGCTGTGCGCATTGGGATGTCAAAAAAAGAATTTCTTAGGAGCACTCTTAAGGACCTGAGAATCCGTATAGAACAATATGGAATCTTAAAGAACGAAGAAATTCAGTCGCAGTTGATAAACATGGACTATCAGTCGTGGCTGACCGGATTGTACGTGAAAACAAGTGTTTTGTGTACATTGTTCCCGAGAAAGGTTAGCTATCCGAGCAAACCAATTACGCAGGAAAAACAGAATAATTGGGTTGAACACAATCCAGATATGCCAAAGAAATCAGAAGCAGAACTAAGACAAGAAGAACGTTACTACGAACTTCTTATCAGGCAGGCAAATGCAAATATATCTGAAATAGGTAATGAAAAGGGCAAGCAGGATGAATAGTAGTCTTGCTTGCCCTTTATTTTTTTTGAAATAAAGGAGGTGCTTATATGCCTGACAACACAATAGATAGCCTTGCGATAGAGGTCAGCAGTAACGTATCAAATGCAAGTAAATCCATTGATGATTTATGCAATAAACTGAATCGCCTGAGCAGTCGTATGTCTGAGAGCATCAAGTATCTCAGAGACTTTTCAGCTTCCGTCGGTACGGTCAACTCTGCTGTTCAAGCACTTAAATTGGACAGGCTTGATTTATCAACGATAAACAGTCAATTGCAACAGTTTACGCAGTCCATGAGTGCGCTCGGTAGCCTGAACTTGAGAAACAACGGATTAAACTCATTCGTAAATGCAATCCGCAGATTGAACGAAACATTAAATTCCACAGGTGATGTGTCTGGAAAGATTCAGAGCATGATTTCTGAGCTATCCACGCTTGGCAGTATTCCAGACGTATCAAACAACGTGAACCGGTTTATTTCTTCGTTGGCAAGATTGGCGAATGCAGGCAGCTCTATTGATGCAGTTACATCAAAACTTCCAAATCTTGGTGAAGAACTTAGAAAAATCATAGTTTCATTCTCTGGAATAGGTAATATTTCTCAGCCAATTAATACATTTGTTCAGTCAATATCTCAGTTGGCAAATGCAGGAGATAAAACCGGAAAGACAGCAACTCAGCTTAATGATCTGGCAAATAGCCTAAAATCATTCTTCCAGACGATGAGTACCGCTCCTAGAATCAGTAGCAGTACAATTCAAATGACTCAGGCTGTTGCTCAGTTGGCAAATTCTGGGGCGAATGCCGGTAGAGCGGCAAGGTCTACTGCAAGTGCATTTTCAGGATTGGGACAGGGTGCGGCCACTTCGACAGGAAAGGTCAGAAAACTTGCAAACGCCGTTGGAAGTGTAGGAAGCAAGGCAAAGAAAAGTTTGCCTAGCATCATGTCTCTGGTGGCAAAATTCTGGACGTTGAAATTTGTTGTTGGAAAATTTGGAAGCGCAATTGAAAGTTCCATGAATTTTCTCGAAGATTACAACTACTTTCAAGCGGCGTTTCGTCAGGTAGCAGATAAAGCAGGAGAAACTTGGTCAGAGGCAGGCTATGATTCTGCGGAAGCTTATGCAAATTCATTTAGTAATAGAGCTAGAGAACTTACATCCAAAATGTCTGGGTTCGATGTTTCCGATAATGCGATTTTGACCGCAAATAAATCAGGTAAATCACTCGGTATGGACCCGTCCATGCTCTTGAATTATCAAGGCCAGTTTGCACAGTTGTCGTCCTCCATGGGAACAACTTCTGAACAGGCATTAAAACTGTCGAATGCACTGACTATGATCGGTGCTGACCTTGCATCTGTTAAGAATCTTGATTTTAGCACAGTTTATGAGAACTTATCCTCTGGATTAGTAGGTATGAGCCGTGCTGTAGACAAATATGGTGCAAACATTCGTGTGGCAAACTTACAGCAATATGCGGCAAATCTTGGTATACAAACGTCTGTTTCTAATATGGACCAGGCAAGTAAGGCAATGCTGAGAACGATAGTAATACTGGATTCCACCCGGTACGCATGGGCGGATATGGCAAATACGATAAATATGCCAGCCAACCAGTTACGTATACTTCGTGCAAACTTAGTATCCTGTGCCAGAGCATTAGGTAACATCTTTATGCCTGTAGTTGCGGCAGTGCTTCCATACATCAATGGTCTTGTGATCGCATTCCAGAGACTTTTGACATACATTGGTTCGCTTCTTGGAGTTGATACCAAAATCGGAAAAATGTTCGGTTCTATCGGTGGTGGAAGTGAAAATCTCTCGAATGCACTTGATTCCATAGACGATTCTGGAATTTCGGACGTAAATGATGCTACAAAAGATACAGACAATAATCTGAAAAATGCAACCAAGAGCGCAAAAAAATTAAAACAGTTCCTCGCATCCTATGATGAACTTGAAATTATGAGCAAAGACGATAGTTCTCTGTCAGACCTTGCAAATTCTAAAATTAAAACGCCAAAAATTGACACATCTGCAATTGATGCAGGAATCCTCAACGATGCACTGGATAAACTTTTGAACGAATACCAGAAGAAATGGGATGCTGCCTACAACTCCATGGAAAACAAGGCTATGGCGTTCGCTAATAAGGTCACAGACACATTTAAGAAACTTGCAAAAGCCGCAGAACCTACCACAAAAGCACTGAAAAATCTTTGGAACAATGGATTGAAGCAGCTCAGAGATTTCACATGGACAGCATTAAAAGATTTCTGGAATCATTTTTTAGTTCCGCTTGGCAAGTGGACGCTTGGGGAAAAAGGATTACCACGACTAATCAATGCTTTTAACGATTTTCTTGTGAAAATCAACTGGGACAAAATCAATGCTTCCCTTGTACAGTTATGGGGTGTATTAGAGCCATTTGCTGAGAATGTCGGAACTGGCTTACTTGATTTCTTCGATGATTTCTTTGACAAGGCGGCAGATGGAGTTAATAAACTTCCTGATCTGATTGACAGGTTCAAAGAGTTTATCGCAGCATTCTCACCGAAGCAAGCACAGTCTATCGGATATTTCCTCGGACAGCTCCTGACAGCTTTTGTAGCATTTAAAGGGCTTACATGGTTTGGAAGTATTTTCGGTAAAGATGGAGCGATAGGCAAAGGAATCACCATGTTAGCAACGCATCCATATGCTTCGATAGCGGTAGGATTAGGCCTTACCGTTGCTGCACTTGATAAATTTGGAGTAATTGATGTTGATTGGGACGGGTTATGGACAAGAATCGGGAATCTCAAAGACGTAATTGTGAATTTCATCAAAAACATTGATTGGGATTCGTTAATAAAAACAATCGGCGATGTATGGGATGTATTCCAGCCATTTGCTGAAGGATTCGCAGATGGATTTATCAGCTTTTTCGATATAATGCTGAACGATATTGGTGCCCCACTGATTAATACATTAGTAAGCGTCTTAGATGCTTTCGCAAAAGCCTTAGGAAAGCTTGACGATAAGCAGATAGAAGCTCTTGGCGAAGCTCTAGCACGGTTTTTTATTATAAGGGGAAGCATTAAGTTTGCCCGAAATATATACAATGTAGTCAGTTCTATCAGCGCACTCAGAACAATCTTCGGTGGGTTAGGAACGGTTCTTTCCACAGCCAGTGGTGCATTGCAGACATTCTTTGGCTCTGGACTTGGTTCTACGCTTGCGGCAGGATTCGCAGACAGCATGGTTGTCTTAGGAACTGCAATGGCAGGTTTCAACCTCGGAAAGTGGATAAGTGTTAATCTGTTCGGCGGCGAAGATAAAACTTTTGGAGAGTTTTTGGAAGATAATGTATTCGGATATCAAAAAGGAGATTTTACCGGTGCTATCAACGAATGGATGAAAGATATATTCGGAGTCGGTAATAAACTTACAGAGGATGATTTAAAGGTATTTCAGGAATATGAAGATGCTATTCTAGGTTTGGTTCACGCAAGCCAGATTTCAGGCGAACAAGCATATCCTTTATTAACATTCCTTTCCGAATTGAAAGATAACGGATATAGCACAGAACAGGCGTTGTTTGAACTTGAACTCAAACTCAATAATCTTGGAGTTTCATCAGAGGACTTCGAGAATGCGATAGCAGGAGTAAACAAACCAGTCAAAGACCTTGGAGATACAGCGGAAACATCCTCTAATCAGTTTTCAAATATGGCTGATCGGATTAACAATGTGTCGTTTGAGGATATCTCAGAACAGCTTACAGGATTCCAGACGCTTATCCAGACCGTTGACTTTGCAACTCTGGTAACAGATACGGCAAACGCAATTGATGAGATGGGCGGCATCTGGGAAAATGGAAAACAGATTCTCGGAGAAAAAGCATTACAGATTTATCAGGAAATTTCAAAGGGATTAGAACCGGATGATAACGGCTACTATACTTTAGCAAACGGACAGATGGTGCAGTTTGGAAAAGGTATTTCTGATTATGAAAGCACTCTACAAAGTACAATGGATTCAACTTTACAGGGGGCAATCAACGGCGTTCTGGATAACAATTCTGGTTTTGAATTAGTCACAGAACTCGGAAAGAATCAGATTCTTGCCGTAGGTAGTGGGATTGAGCAAAACGGCAGTAAAGTCACTGAAAAGCTTAACTCAACAATTCAATCATCTGCGAAAGGTGCAGAAGAAACTGCGAAATCAAGCGGCAAAACCCTTGGAAGCAACATTGCAGAGGGATTACAGACTGGAATTAACGGGAAGAAAGAAAGCACAAAGACTTCGATTCTTGATCTAATGAATAACAGCGTAAAAGCCCCTGCACAGGAAGCAGTAGACTCCCATTCTCCGTCCAGATGGTTCAAGCAGCTTGCAGAGTACTGCGGTCAAGGATTCCGAAACGGATTAGAGCCGGGCTTTTCTGCGTCGTTCACATGGTTCGGAAGAATCCGAAGCAGAATCAGCAATTCCATTGGAAACCTGTATAATATCGGTTGGAACTCTATTATTGGCTTAAATAATGGAATTGTAGGCGCGGCACAACAGCTTTATGCAAATGTGCAAAAAATCGCACAAAATATATCAAATACGTTCCGCAAAGTTCTTAAGATTCATAGCCCGTCGCAGGTAATGATGGAACTCGGTGGATTTACCGTTGAGGGATTCCAACTCGGTATGCAGAATATGCTTCCGAAAGTTGAATCCACCATCAATGATATAAGCGCCGAAGTGCAAAAAATTAATACACCAACCGCAGACATTATCACAAAGAGTGCATCCTATCAGGAAGTAAAGAGCAGAATGTCAGTTGATACAGATGATTTTGTGGATGATATTCGAAAGGAAATCATGGCAATCAGCAGTAACACGTTCGACAACAACCAGATGATCGGGCAGGCGGTCAAAAGCGCCCTGAACGGCATGGCAATCTATGCAGACGGACATCTGATTGGATATCTGAAAGAAGAAAATCAGCAGTTCAGAAACCGTAATGGCTACGGAATATTTGAAGGGTAGGTGATAGAATGAGTGACTTTATTGCGGGAAGTAGTTTCCAAGGTTATTTTTTAAAGTTCGGGGGAAGTGTTCTCTCGAACAAATTCTTAGCCTACGATGATTATTCCGCAACCCCGAATCAGCGAACAGAGATAGAAGCATACAGGGACTTGAACAATCTCTTGCATAGGGACACAAGCCCGAATTTTAAGACTAAAATAGACTTCAACACGCGCCCTATGTGGTTACCAGATAAAATTGAGATGCAGTCTGTTTTCAAAGCAGGCTTAGTCAATAAGGCACAGCGGAAATACAAAGTTACATACTGGGACGATGAAGAAAACACCTACAAAACAGGTGTTTTTTATATGCCTGATATTGAGTATAAACCTATCAGAGTTGTAGGAAATAACATTTTGTACAATAAAATCAGAATTGCACTGATCGAATACTAACAACCAGAGTGCATGGGTGTCACAGCTCATGTGCTCTTTTATTTTATAGACGGGAGGATGATTATGGCAAATACAGTATCTTTTGACAGCTTATTGAATACGACGGCCGGAATGACTGCTGTTGTTAACAACACGAAACACGACGATGATGTAGTTAACGTCACAGGCGTTGATTGGTTTACTTATGCGGGCAAGACTGCAAGCACCATATACGTTTCAGGGAACAATTTCATTGGATTTGGGCAAAAAGCCGAACAACTCAAAATCTGGCGCAGGGATGGTGCGGTTTATTATGTGTACCGGCAGGAAGGAACACTTACGTCGGGAAAAAGATTCCTCAAAATCAGGGTTGAAGGCTATGTGTATTATTCAAGCACTTCTTCATCGTACGCACTGAAATACGAAGTATTCTTAATAGAGGGACAGACTCTTTTTGTCAATGTTATTCAGAGGCCTACAAGCAGTTCGTACACCGGCACATCATCAATCACTGACGGTAAAACCACAACAAATCTGAATATTTCTGTATCTTCTACGGTACCGATTTCAATTCTGGTAAAGAACGCGGGAGTATCACAGGCAGTTAGCTACGAGAAGTTCGTTGACAAATATGTTGTCCAAGTCACCATATCAAAAATGCCAGATAAGACCACATACTATCAGGGCGAATTATTTGACACCACAGGTCTTGTGGTGACTCAAACATACAATGACGGAACATCAGAAACCACCACTAATTATGAATTATCAGGATTTGACAGCAGTTCCGCGGGAGTAAAAGTTATAACCGTTACTGCGTCTGGAAAGATCGCAACATTTGAAATTACCGTCTCAGAAACCTCTATTACCGCTATATCCGTTACTACAATGCCAACCAAGGTAAATTACCACATTGGAAAAGAATTTAATTCTACGGGCATTGTGGTTACTGCAACGACAAGTGATGGAAATGCTATAGATGTCACAAAAGGCTGCACATATTCTGGATTTGACAGTAGTTCTCCGAAACAATGCGGAATAACTGTCACTTACGGTAATTTCACTTGCACATTTGAAGTTACTATTATGCATCCAGAAAGAATCTCAAACATAGAAAGTACTTCTGGAATTTATTTCGTAGGTGATACTACAGAGGTAAAAGTTACAGCTATAACTGTCGAATACTCAGACGGTTCAGAAAGAATAGAAAGTGGTTATGTCGTTGAAAATAAAGTTCTTTCAGAATCCGGAACAATTCCTATTAGTGTCAAATATTTTAATGTAATAGGCGTAGTGAACGTTTCTGTGTACAGCTCACTTTTGCTTCATATTGGTTCGCCAAATTACGAGGATGTAACCGCTAATTTTGATCCTAATACAAATACTTTAACCATATCTGGAACTGGAAAACTTACCGATAGTTTGTCGGATAATTTAGAGAACATAAATATCCCGAACAATTTATACACAAGATGTACAACTTTATTTTTTGAAGACGGCATCACAGAAGTAGTAGGCTCGTTTAGCGGCGATTTTAAGTCATTAGTAGATATTAATTTTCCAAATACAATCACATATATTGATACAGATAGTTTTCCTATATTTTTAGGAACAAGGCTTGAGATTCCAGCGTCAGTGAGCGCTATATACAGCGACGCTTTCAAGTCTTGCCCGAATTTAACGGAAATAATTTTCCATGAAGGTCTGGAAGAGATTGGAGAAGGTTCTTTTGAAGGATGTAATTCATTAAAGAATATTGTGTTTCCAGAGTCATTGTGGGCTTTGGATTATGCTTTTTCTGACATAACTCTTGATTATATAGAAATTGGAAGAAAAAACATAGCATTCGACGCTAATATAAGAGTTCCAGATTGCAAAAATTTAACCATTCGGGGCGGAGACATTGACCAAATATTTTATACAACCAGTTTAGAAAACATTACTTTGAAAAAGGATGTGGTTTTTTCAAGGACTCTTGTTTTTTCAAAATGTTCAGCATTAAAATCTGCAACTATTGAAAATGGTATTACAGTTATTCCAGCAGAATGTTTCAAAGATACTCAACTTGCAAATGTATCTATTCCTGCGAGCGTGGCAAGCATTGGCGAAAACGCTTTCAAAACATCCGTGACAACAAATATCACATTAAATAAGAAAACTAATGAAATTTCTGGCTCGCCGTGGGGAGCAACAGGCACAATTACATGGTTAATTCTGGCAACTCGAATTGAAGTCTCCCATATGCCTACCAAAACTAGATATTTCGTAGGTGAACCATTTGACGCTACAGGTCTTGTGATTACTGCTTATTACGCCGACAACACGTCCACACAGGCAACAGGATATACCTTATCAAGCCCGGATATGTCCGCATACGGAAGCAAAACTGTAACGGTTACATTCGATGAAAAGACCGTAGATTTCAGTATTCTTGTGGTAGATATTTCTGGAATCGAAGTAAAAACCATGCCTACAAAAATCGAATATCCAAAAGGAGATGTATTCGACACAACTGGATTGTCAATCCTTGTTAAATACACTGACGGAACATCAGAAACAAAAACAACTGGATTTGAAGTGTCTGGATTTGATAGTTCTTCTGTTGGTGAAAAGACAATCACAGTAACCTATAAAACCCATACCGCCACTTTCAAAGTAACCGTATACGACCTTTCAGGAATCCGAATCACAAGTTTTCCGTCCAAGGTTTACTATAAAATCGGAGAATCGTTCGACCCAACCGGGTTAACTGTAGCGGAAGTAAGGAATGATGGAAGCGAAAAAGAAATTACAGACTATACCGTATCTGGATTTGATAGTTCCACAGCAGGGTCGAAGACTATCACAGTTTCTTATAATGTCACAGTCAACGGAGTTTCCAAATTTGTCGGCTCTGATAACTTTCAAATTAAAGTCACGAATGACGGAAAGAACCCATTCGACGATAATTCAAGTGGTGGCTCTGGCGGTGGTTCCGGTGATGTTGAAGAAGAAAAAACCGAGCCAATAAAAGTAACAGTACACTGGATTAACGGAGAATTTGCCGATCTTACAAACGAAAATATCGACCAGAATACACTTACTTTGCAGGAGTCTATTTGTTCTGAAAGCTATTTCATTTTCGGCGGCTGTGTCTGCAATCAGATAACGTTTCAGGCTCACCACGATCAGTTTAATGGCACTTCGGAAGAATTTTACCCGTCTGGGAAAATCGAAGTTTACATCGAGAGAAAAGGAACAAAAATCAAAATCTTCACAGGCGAAATCGACAGCGCAGAGCGGAAAGCAAATTCCCTGACACGTAATTTTATCGCATACGATTATCTGTATAAATTACGAAATACTGACATTGCAAGGTGGTATAAAAACCAGACGACTGATAAGAAGAAAAAGCTGACTCAAAAGCAATTCAGGGATAAATTATTTGAGTTTTTAGGGCTTGAACAGGTCAGTACAAAGTTGCATTGGGACGACACCTATGTCCCTGATACGAATAACTCAAATGAAATGAACGTAGTAAATATTCTGAAAGATTTATGCTTGCAGAATGATCGCTTTGGATGGATGAACAGGGATGGAAAATTTGAGTATTTAAAACTCCGCCAGAACAGTTACAGATACGGGCAGACCACCGGTAATCAGAACATTTATAAATACTACAACAACGAAGAAATTCACCTCGATACATTTAAAAGTTTTACCGCAAAAGAGGGCAGAATCTGGTTCCCAAATATTATATTTTGTGACCCTGACCCGAATAGAGCCTTTGGCTTTACACAAGGCGACTATACAGCGCAAGAAGCGTATGATAACAACGTTTATTACAATAGAAATAGCTTCTTTGTAGGAAATGAAGACTGGCTGAATTACGTTTGGAACGCTGACGAATATGGCGGTATTTCAAGGTCTGAACCAATTATGAAGATTTGCTATGGCGTATTCGTAAATCAAGATTTGCGGAAATATTATCGTGCTCAGGGATATACCGCCGAGGTTCAGGGAAACCCACTGAACATGGTTGGACAGGCAGTCGAACTCTACTATAAAAAGCAGATTCAGCACGACAATCAGGAGCCTACAGAACTGCAATGGTACGTTCATTCATACATCATGAGCAGGACACTCAAAATCGGCGCTACAGACATGATTGACACCTATTCTGCCAATAATGCACCGTTCAACAGCAATAGCCGACAACTTGGAAAAGACACGCCTGAGATATCCGCAACCGTCAACCGCACCCGATCAGAAATGCCGACAATCAGCTATGCGGAATTTACGGACGGTTCGGATTCTGAATTTTCACCGGCAATGATTTACGATTTTACGGATGGTTCTGGCGGTTCTGGAAGCGCTTCTGAGCAATTAAAAAAGGCACAATTAAGGTGCATAAAGCGAATCAAGAAAGCTGATTACGACGCTCTTGTAGCCGCAGGAACTGACCGAACAGATACATTGTATTTCACATTTAAGGAGGGCTGATTGGATGATATATAAGGCGTTTTTGAACAGACAGGAAATTGAAGATTTTCCCATCAATGGTGTAAATACAGACGAGATTTATGGCGGTGATACACTTCTCTGGAAGAAAAGCGATGATTCTCCAAAAGAATTGCTTCGAATCTTTACACGATTTACAGGACGCGATTCTGACGGAAATTCTTATGTTTGCGAATATAGCGAAGCCATTATGAACGTATCAGAAAACGGCAACTATTCAATAACAGAACTAGGAAATGCTGGTGCTTCTTTGGTCAATGTATCGGGCTCAACACCTCCATGGCATTCATATTTTGTATATGCATACCTACTTTTCGAAGCAACATTTTCTAGTAAATATGCACCTAGCATTGGAAAATTTGTGAAAAGAACATGGCAACAGTGGGATAAGGACGGAAATGTAACTTACGAAAAAGAACAATATGCATATTTAGGCGTAGGAAAAAACAAATACGATGGCTATTATAGTTTCCTTAGCGGCTTTGGAAGTGGTCCTTACAGCTATGATGGATTATCTGCTGTTTCTTTCAATGAAGATTTTCCAAATATTTCGGGAAGTTCGGGAAACTATACAAAAGATATATATGTAGAGGGTATGGGAACATTCAGCACACCACAGAAATTAATTGAGTATGTGATGTCATAATCATTGTAAAATCTCACTTCCATCGGCTCTTTTTGCTTATTTTAATGTTAATTTTTGCAAATAAGAAGCCTAAAATCACAAATAAGAGCGCATTTTCCATAAAAACTGAAATAAGCCCTTATTCGCCCAAATATCCTCAAATTCTCAGTACTGACCGTACTAAAATGTAACTATATTAAAAATAAAAAATGAATAATTTGTAAACATAAATTTTGCTTGTTTTCAGAATAAATCAATCATCTGAGAAAATAATAAAATCCAGAAATAAATATTCTGTCAACAAGCGATTTTCGTTTACATAACATCTCAATGTAACGTTACAATAACGTTACCAGTAACGCAATGTAACGCGATAGAATAAGAATAAGAAATAGAATAAGAATATAATTAATATATATACGAGATATATATTAATCGTCGAATAAGCACTATTCGACCCTGACATTCTTAACTCGTTTCAGCCCAAGGCAAACCATTTTTATTAGCAACCTTGTATTTGACTCATATAGCGATTTTATGTGCGATTCGATAAAATCCTAGAATAACATATAAAAATTGATTTTAGTGGCAAATACGGAGCTTACAAGGCATATTTAACAGAAAGGAGCAACGCGATATGACAAACGAACAGAAAACAGTTCTCAGGAAGATTATTTATGCGGTCGAAACTGGCGGACAGGTTTACGGACAACAGGATTATTCGGACTTCACGGAAGCCTATACGAATAACTCAGATGAACACGCAATTACAATCGGTGCAGGAGCGTGGTACGGAACCGAAGCCAAGGCACTTTTGGAACGAATTTACGATGCCGACCCGGAACAGTGGGAGAAGATAGACGAAGTCAGACTTTTGGAACAAGTTCAGACCGCTAATTGGGAATGCTTCAATATTTCCAGAATATCACAACTTGCCGACACTATAGTTGCCCTTATTTCGTCCGATTTGGGCGTTAAATGCCAAGATAGCCTTATGGATGAACAATTAGCCATCTATGCAGACGAAGCCATTAAACAGGGCGTTACGGACGCTAGAGCGCAAGCCATGTGCGTGAACTTTAGACATCAAGGCGGGCAGGGGGCGGTAACACGGATTCTGGCAAAGACCCAGAAGCCATATACGCTCGATAATCTCTATGCAGCCTGCCAGACGGACGCAGGGAATCAGGTAGGAGCATATAAGGACAGACAGAATTTTGTTTATGACGCACTAAAAACATATTTTCCAGAAAGTGAGGAGACAGGTATGAACGCAATTGATAAATTAATCCAGATCGCAAAGAATGAAGTTGGGTATCTTGAAAAGGCAAGCAATAGTCAGCTTGATAGTAAGACAGCAAATGCCGGAGAAAATAATTACACAAAATACTGGCGAGATATTAAGCCGGATTATCAAGGGCAGCCCTGGTGTGCTGCATTCGTTTCGTGGTGCATGATGAAAGCATTCGGATTAGACGCAGCAAAGAAACTTTTGAAACACTGGCCATACGTTTACTGCCCAACAATGGCGGATTTGTTTACTCTGAACAGCAATCCAAAAGTCGGAGATATTGTTATTTTTTATCGAAATGGCACATTTACACACACCGGAATCGTAATAAAGGTATCAGGAGATCGGCTCTGGACAGTCGAAGGAAATACTTCTGGTAGCTCTACAATTATCACAAATGGCGGTGGTGTATGCCAGAAAAATTACTACAACAGCAACCTTCCGGGAACAAAATTCTGCACTCCAAATTACAGTTTAGTTAAAAATACAACGTCAGTTTTAGACTCAGATACGGCCAAAAAACAGAACACCAGAGCCTACATTGCACAGTTAAAAAAGGACACAAAATGTTATACAAAATCAAACAAAAACAGCCCGTCAAAGATGTTTCCAAAACTGAAAAAAGGTGCAGTTATAGAGGTGATGAAGTACACAGAAACCGACAGTTCAGGGCTGAAATGGTACTTCATCCGCATCCCTTATCCGAACGATGATGGGTTCGTTTTTGAATTTATTCCAAAAGGAACATTCACCAGAATTACAGATATTTCTAAATGACAGTTGTAATATGACTTTTATAATGCTATAATAAAACGTGTTCGATATAGTAGTTCGTATTGAAACCCCTTTTATTTATTAAGTGTTGACAATGAGAATGACCGCCAATTACTCCTTCCCGGATTGGCGGTCATTTTTCGCTGTCAGCTTATGTATTTTTCGTACTTTTCTTTAATTTCCTTTGCCCCATTCTGTCTTATCTGGACAATGTCCCCAGAATCCATAATGAAATTATCACCCGCCGACTGAATGTGATCCATGTTCACCAGATAACTCTGATGGCAGCGCAAGAATCGTTTATCAGACAGTTTTTCTTCCAGATCATTCAGCTTGCAAGTGGTCACGAAACATCGGTTATTTGTCGCAAAAATATGGCAAACTCTTGCCTGACTCTCGACGTACTCAATTTCATCGTATTTGAGCCGGTTTATCTGCCTACGGAACTTAAATGTAAATGTCTCGTCCTTCATCTGCGACAGAATCTCGTCAATAGCCCGGTATATTCTGCCGTATTCCTTACCCTTGACCGCATACTGCATAGCACCGACGTCAAATGCTTCTTGCAGATGAGAATCGTCGGCTGTCCAGAATATAATCTTTCCATCATATCCAATATCTCGGAGCCGGTTCGCAATCTCCAAACCGTTCTCATTTTCCAGAATCATATCCAGTACAATTACATCGTACCATTTACCCTCTTTCACATCTTCAACAAGCGGATAACCTGCCGAATACTCGTTGATTTCATAGCGATAATCTCTTTTGCGCCGTAAGAATCCCGATACGCACTCTTTAAACAAGTCAACTTCAAGCTGGTTATCGTCACATATGGCTATTCTCATATGCGCACCCTCCTTTCGTAGTCTCAATTTGTCAAAATACGCCATGATTTTGACAGTACACACATTTTTCTTTTTGTTTGTGGTATTATTGTCCCACAAACAAAGTGTAGCACTTGAAATTGTTAGTGTAAAGCATTAAAGTTTGACATAATTCGCAAAATATGGTTTCTGTGTCCGGGAGGATGTGTGGATAGAGAGACTGCCTGCAAGAACGACAGGCAAAAGAAAGAGGGGCGGTTGCCCCTCTTGTTTATTTCGCTAAATACAAAACTGAAACAGTATCTATTTTTACACACATTCCATTCTCTAACGGTAGATTCCCAATTTCACTGGAATATAAAGAATTAATGCTTTCTAAGTCAGAACCAAGACTTTCTTTATATTTTTTTGAAGCAACATGGTATTCTTCTGAATGTTCGTAATCATCATTCTTATAATCATCGTAGCTGTCATATACGCTGATAATTCCTGCTCCGTCGGTTATTGAAAAGGTGTACTTTCCGGCAGGAATATCTTCGCCAATAATATAAACACCTGGATTTAGCCTGCCGGTATCATCAAGAGAATCGTTTTCCTGAGAATTAGAATTTTCACTTTCCACGTCTTTTAAAATAGCTTCTTTTAATTTAGTTCCGTCTGAAAGACGCGTGATTGATAGCGAATCATCCCAAATTGAGCAAGCCAGAGTATCATTTTTGAAATTCCAAACGTTTGTTAGAACTACTCCATCATAACCACCCTTATAGAAATCATCAGTAACATAATCATAATCATACCAATCCTGCTGAGATGCTTCCGACAATACACCGGAAACCTTTGAAGCAAATGTGCCAACTTCATCATCTGGCACGTTCTCACTTATAACGACGCTTAGATGCAAGGATTTAGTGTTTTGGTCAATCACACACTCAGATGCTTCGACAAACCCATCTTCACCATTGATCTTATTAAGCATTTCATTAATGTTGTCAAAGGAAGTAGCACTGGCATTGACAGGAGAAATGCATAAAAAAGCACACATCGTCATAATTCCACAAACTCTCTTTTTCATAAAATCCTCTTTTCTGCTAAAGAAATCTCATATACTGCACTGCAATAAAAACTACTTCAATGATTCCGACAATAATTCCGAACCATGAGCCAATATGTCTATATTCCTCTTTCTTTGTGCCAATATCTACTAATCCTACAATTGCTCCTGCCAGAGCCAGAGGAAACGACAGGATAATTGGCAACGGAAGAATGAATGCCACACCTGCCAGAATACAGGAAATGACGCTCAGGGTTGAATCTTTCTTCTTTTCACCTTTGCTCATACAATCCCCTCCCTTGTTAAAATTTTACAATATTATACCACCTCATGCAAACTATGCATAGTAAAATATCAAAAAAGTAGATTATTTTTGCAGAAAAACTCCCTGATTTTGCACTTCCCAGAAAAATTACACAAGTGTGTGCTATAATGCGTGATATATTTTTAGAAAGAGTTGGTAGTAATGGAGAAGAACAGATACAGGATAGTCGTATTCATCCTGATATTTTACGAAATATTCTGTGCGGTGCATATACCGTCACATGATATAGCAGAACGCCACCGCAGAGATGTGCAGATTACAAAAGAAGCTGCGAAACAAATTTATTCCGACCAGATGCAGGAGTTGAGCGAGATCAAGGAAATTTGCAATGTCGGATGCTGTATTCACGAAAGCACAATTTGCTTTGAGATTACGAAGTTTGCCTACGAAATAACAAAAGTCCATGTGTATATTTGGCAGTTGCCAAGAGGGAATATCGGTGGTATAATGATGAAAACGAACTAATGTTCGGTTCTGTTTCCTACAAGCCGGGCATATACTGTAATGTAGGTGGTAGTTGTGACAGGGAGGGCTATTTATGGATTATAAAGAGAAAATCATGGCTTTATTAGAAAAGGTTAAAACAGAAGAAACATTAAAACGGGTATATAAACTGTTAGAATATTTGTATTTAAAAGAAAAGTAAAAATAAAAGCCCCTGCGTTTACAGGGGCAAATTTGTTATTCTGTTTTTAAATCATCTGGAGAAGCCGAAAAATAATATTCGAACTTAGAACTATCATATTTTGATCCTATCATTTCATTGATTTTGTCCGCAATGGCAGTTCCCATTTCTTCTCCAAATTCCGAATCCTCTACTTTAGTTTTCTTATACTCCGTAAAGATGTTACCCCACCAATATATATTTGGCTTTTGGACTATCCCTTAAAAACGCGCCCGCATTTTTTTGCATTGATATTTAGTAGAAAAGAAACCCCTGCTAATTATCTGTACATTGGCACTCCGACAAGTGATTGCCGGGCATTTTATTTTTCTGGTAATTTTGTCGATAGTTTTTCTTTTTCTCATTTAAGTCCTCCTTGGTGATTTTTTATATATTATAATACACAAAGGGCTGATAGTATAGTTAAAACGCAAAAAAAGACTGGGATTTTTACCCCAGTCCTTTTTATTAGTTGCTTTCTAATTCGGTCAAAATTTCTTCAAGCTGTTTCCAATGCTCTTCACTAAGCTTTGCGAATTTAACAAGGATTTTTTTTGCAAATTCATTATCCCCGGTCATTACCGAATCTACGATAGCCTGCGCATCGCCATCGTCGTCCATAAACATGTTACCGTCGCCGCT